AAGGCTAATAAAAACTTTTGCATATTTTCAATTAATTTTTATTTATAATTATATTATAATTTTTAAAAATGTTTCAAAAAGTACCCGCCACTTTATGAGATCTATACTTAAGTTGTTTTGCCTAGTACCCATGGAGGGATTCCAACCCCCAACCTCCTCGTTCGTAGCGAGTTGCGGTATGCAAGTTCCGCCACATGGGCATGGTCAGGACAGAAGTTTTTACGGGTTATTCTTCGACCTCCCCTACTCTCTAGGAGCACTCTATTTACATACATCCGTATTTCCTTCAATACATATGCATCTGCAAAGAATTTCATAACTTTCATGTTTTAGATCTTTCAAATTATTCCTTTTATAGCGTCCCATAAAATTTATAAAATGATTAATCACTCCCGTATCTGGGCTATATCCTGGAGCGGTATACGGAGATCCCATCCGTGCATGCCTTCGCCTTGGAAGGGCGATGTGCGCCTGTAACTACACCAATACCGCATTTAAAATCATTCATACAATCATAGTACTCTAATTGCAGATTTATCAATAGCCGACCTTACCAATCTTGAACAAACTGCATTGGTTACCTACTCCTGGTTCGTCGTCAACGTCCTAGACGTGCAGAGGTTTGAACCTGCATTTACTACCGAATGATTTTATAATATTTCACCAACATATTTTTTCTATGCAGGAGACCCTTGGTTTAATAGGTAACAACAAATTCCCATCCTACAGTCATTGAAAAAATACTGGGTATGAAGTTTATTATACGTGTCAAACCCTCATCATAAACTACGTGTTGTATTTGTACCCTAGATGGGAGTCGAACCCACAAACAATAGATCCTAAATCTATCGGCTTTACCAACATTTGCCTACCAGGATTTATAAAGGGTATCTGGCGGGTTCTGCCCCCACGACCACCTGGGCCACAACCAGGCATTCTACTACTGAACTACAGACACCGTGCACGCGGTTTTTATTATTTTCATTGACTGTAGTGCCCCGCGTTCTCATAACTGCAGCAAGTAGGGCGCGACCCTATCATCCGTATTTTTATTCAATTAAATATGTATAATAATTATCTGTAAAATCATAATGTCGAATAGTTTCAATATCATATACTCGACATAATTCCGTATTAATACTCATTCCATACATACCTTCAATTCCAAATTCTTTCATTAAAAAGTTAAATACTTTTTTCCTAGTTGGTTTGTCTGTTAAAGGCTTATATGTATGGATTATAAGCCCAATTTTGTTTTCGCAGTTATTTACTCTTGTCAAAACTGCTACACTTTGCGCATAAATTTTTGTTTTCATAATTGTAAAAATTTTAATTTTAGCGCTCCAAGTTATTTTTAATAGGTAATAACTAAATCCTGAGGTGGGCCGGGGCAGACTCGAACTGCCTTACTGCAAGTCCACTACGACAATTTGTTAACGCAGATTAGTTTTACAGACTAACGCCGTTACCGACCCTTAAAAAATAGGGACCTTTTACAGCGTCCCAAATTACTGATGCTTTTCTATAGCATTAAATAGATGGTTTATTATTTCCTAACCAACAACTGCGGACCTTCAATTAATGTCACCGCCTACACAATTCTCAGGGACTGTGATGCACGACCCGTTTAACTAGTATAAGGTGATCATCAGTTTGAGAATATAAAAAAAATAATTCTCAGGGACGAACCATAATCATAATCTCTTTCAGTCGACATCCGATAATTACTATATGCAAGGGGAATAAAAATAACAACACCCCAAGGTTTGAGAATTATTATAATTAAATAATTAAATAGGCTTTAAGGTGCTCTTCCATACTAGCTTATGGTACCTATTTTGAGGAAACCGCGATAACGAGGACCGGGTGTTATAATTATACCTCTCCAACCACACCCTTCATGACATTGGTCTTTGTCCAAGGGCTGTTACTTTCCTAGTGACCAATTCAAGTAACAGATGGATGAACAATGAAAATCAAACTCACATTTCCATTCTAATAAGGTGTTGCTCTACCAATTGAAATATGTTTGCTTGAATATTAAAAATTTCCATAATTAAAAATCTAATTCTCAATGCCCTTATTATTATCCATGCTCAAATAGAAATAAAGTAAACTTCGCGGAGAGTAAAACAAACCAGTATACAAGGAATCGAACCTTTAATAGGAACTCTACTATGCAAAGTTTAAATGCGGAAGGCGTAGGTCCCGCCCCCAAGCCAGCTCATCACCGACCGATCTGTTTTCAAGACAGTCCTGGCACGCTTGTCCAGTTCACCTTCCAAATTAAAGACTTTGCGAAACATATCGCCTATCGTAGGTAGTGTGGCCACACTAGTCTTTTACCCCGGATCTCAGCTCCTTACGCCCTGAGCTTATCACGTTGTGGGTTTTTGAGTTTGCAACCTCAAAATTGTTTTCCTTCAATTATTATTTTAACACCACTTTCTGATACGTAATCTCCAGGTGTTATATTTTATAAATTAAAAATTTATCTACACATGTCCAAATCCGGCCTATTTAACTTGACAATCCTTGTTCATAAAGAGACACACATGTTAAACTTTTATGAAACCTGCCCAACCCTTGATAAATTTTATAATTATTATATTTTTAATTTGTAAAATTGTTTCAAATAAAATAGACGTTCTTCAAACTGAACTACCAAAGCGCGCTACTACCTATTCGTAACCCAAGTTAAACCGCCGAGGATGGGACTTGACCCATGTTGCTATTATAAAAATACTAAACTACCAATTAAGGGTCAGATGTTTTAATTTCACTCTAAGGCTACTTCCCTCTGAATATTTAGTATCTATAAATTAAAGTTAGATAATTAGATTTATGATGCGCTCTATTATTCGCAACACCTCTTTATGGACAATTTGATAATTCCAATGACACGGATGATTCAACATATTCTCGCCAACCTTTCATAGCGCTTCATGCATCATTAAAAATTAACAAATAGAAAAGAATATTCCATTACAACTAATTCGTTTGTCACTCCTCTTATTAGATATGAGATTGTTAGGCTGCTTTTTACAATCCCGAATTAGTAACCTGCAAAGAATGCCTCCCTATACAGGCAAGAATAATAGACTTCTTCCTCTATTTTATTTAACTTATATTGTTATATTAAATTTTATTCCTAAATTAGAAATTCCAATATAATCAATTTTATTTTCATATTCTCCATATTTTTCATTCCACTATTTAATCTTTTCAATTAAATCTTCTATACTAATATTACTTTTAGTATGTTTACTTGCATTTTTTCTTTGTTGAATTAAAATACAATTTGCTGGATGTGAAATTATATATGGATCAACTAAATTTTTAAATCCTTCATCTATTGAATAACAATGATCTCTTGAAACTCCATTTGGATTATCTCCATGATTTTTTGCTTTATACCACCCATATTGATTTATTAAATCAAAATCAAATTCATTTGGATAAGAATTTAAAGCAAAATTAAATGCACATAATTTTTTATATAATTTTTGTGTATCATTTATTTTATATCTATTATGACTTGCACAACTTATACAACAACATTTTTGTAATTTTTTATATGTTGTAAATTCTTTTCCACAATATTCACAAATTTTTATAAGCGGTTCTTTACTTATTGTTTTTGATTCTCTTGTTAAAAATGTTTTTTTAATATTATTATTTCTTATTTCTTTATTAGTATTTTTAACAGTTAATTGCTTTGCACATTTATCAGAACATGTTTGTTTATATTTTTTATTTTCAAAATGTTTCTTTGAAGTTTTTATTTGATATTCATTACCACAAATTACACATTTACAAGTATATTCAAATATTTTTGGATTTTCCTAATTAAATAAAAGTAATTTTGCTCGTGTAGAAGCTTTTATTTCTTCATATTTTGGATTTGCTTTACACCATCTTACATGATTTGCAAAGGTTCTTTTATTCATTAATAAATGTTCATTACAATATGGACAATCATTTTCTACAATTTCTCTACATTTATCATTTCCAAAATTAACTTTACTCATATTTTAAATAATATCTTTTATATTATATTTATTTATGTGGATAAAGTTAAAATTGAACTTTTACTTTCTGCTTTAAGTTGTGGACCGACGGGGACTTGAACCCCGGACCTCCTGAATGTGTTGGATAAAGATTACGAATCTTTCATAGTTCTTTATTATCCAACTACTATAATATGCTTTATAGATTTTTTAAATGTTTTATTCGTAATGCATAAATGAAATAAAACAAGTATGCAAATCAGGTGCTCTAGCCAAACTGAGCTACCGGCCCATATATAAAAATTTAGTTTTCCAAGTCACCAACTTGGCATTTCTCGCGTCAACTAAAAACGTACAAGCATCGAATCCCCTTGACCATGTTTATTGATGCATAAACTCGGTTGTCTACCCGTAGGATGCATGCCTAAAGACTTTTCCAACTGTCAACCTATTGGTTAAATAGGATTTAAAAATAAATGATTTAAAAATAAACATTTAGGAATAGAGGTTCGCCGAAGTGCTCTGAGACGAATAACATTGAATAGACTATTTATTCGGCAGCTATCTGGTTACACTTGTCCAGTTTGCGTTATTGAGAGGCAAGCGGTCGGCATCCAAAGACTCAAATGAGTATCCTTAGGCTTGCATCAAATTCTACATATGTTGACTTCTGGCTATGTTCCTTACGACTCCCGGTTCATGTTGCGCCGGTAACAATTCGATATTCCATGTGCTCTATTTCAAACAAATTAGCGAAGTGTTTAAAGTTCTATTCTTTAATCCTTACAAACTACCTGGATATCTATGAACTTACCCTAAATGTGTTTTTGCGATACCGGCCGGATTCGAACCGAGCGATCCCCTGAGTGACAGTCAGGAATTCTGGGCCAACTGAACTACGGTATCATTTAGTACAATATATCTTCTTATATTTTATCTATATTAAAATAGGTTTTGAACACCAACTTTTAGATTGGACTATTAGCAGGATTCAAACCTACAAGCCGTTTCAGACATGGGTCTCTGTGGCGTGAGCGGGAGTCGAACACCGCTATAATTGGGTTATGGGCCCAATATGATTTATATATCCGTTTCATTCTCACGCTATAAAATGGGTCTTTCACCCCATGTGGCATGATTTTTATTTAAGGCTCAATATTATTCATATTGATGAACATCTGTTGGTACCATTGCTTTCCATCCACCTGTGGTCCCGGAAGGATTTGAACCTCCGACCTTGACATTATGAGTGTCCTGCTACTAAAACCACTGAGCTACGAGACCATTTATACGTCTCTCCGTATTGTCACCAATCTCGAATGCACGCGGTTCTCAGTCCGTTTGGTAGTGCCCATCCAAATCCCGAACTTACATATAGCAATCGTTGGATTGTATTTATAATTATTGTACTCCCAACCAGATTCGAACTGGTGACTTCGCCGTGGTGCGTAATAGAGGATATAAACCTCTCAAAGTTTTTATTATTACGCCAGCTAATTGTTTAGATGTAGCTTTACATCTATAAAGGGCGATGACTTAGACCACTTGTCGATGAGAGCATATTTTAATTATTTAATTATTATATATTATATTATTAAAAAGTTTCAAATAAAAATTTAGGAGTCAACCTGTCTATCCTCCTATGTGGCGATAAGTTTTTAATATCCACTCTTGTGAGTTATAGGATAATGCCCAGGCGCCATTTCAACTTAAACTGGGAAAGGAGTTGCATATTTATAAGTGTTGCACCCACTAAAAATTTGAGAGCCTAGAATTTCATCTCTCATGGTGCCGTTTTTCATTATTCACACTTTGTACGATTTACTAACGTCCAATCGTCAAGGGATTTTTAAAGTTGTTTCCTTCAACTATAATAAAATAAGAATATAAGACTCTATTATTGAGGATTTTCACCACCGTGGCCTTCATAACGGACTTGATTAATTAAATAATCACACACGCAATATTCTTAAAATTTGAGAGCATAGGCTTCTATCATCTCTCATGGCATACTTCAACCGAGTCTATTAGATATGCTTTGTAAGGTTACTCTACAACCTTCAAGATAAAGTTAATTAACTTGGTTTTTAAAGTTGTTTTTCCTTCAACTATTGGTCGACCTTACTGAGGTAATCCTAAGTGTCACAAATATCTGCCAGATGACCTAGGATGCGGAGTTTTACCGCGTTATACTTTGGTTAGATATTCTCCAAAGCCTGCTAATTTACTAGAATTAGTCCTCCTATCTATCGGGTTTCGTTTTTATGGCTGTTTATTCCCTCAACCATGGTTTTTTAAAGTTTGTTTTCCTTCAACTAAAAATCTGGTGACGATTGAATTAAAATCAATAAGCTATACTTTAATCTAGAATTATATAGCCATATGCTTACTGGGCATATAAGTGCTACCTTTTCATCACCGATATTATTTAAAACCATGTGTTTTAGTCCATTTATGTTCTAAGACCAATTTCAGGCCAACTATCACTAGGAAGTCTGACTACCTGCTTCCGCGCGAGTGGGGCTCGAACCCATATCTCATGATTTTTGTCGAACAGGAGCGACTCGAACGCTCGACCACTACATCGTGCCACAAGGAAGTTACGAACTTCTAAGATCATTATCGCTTATAGCATTGAGTTTTGTTAAAGAATCTTCACTGATACTAACCAAATGTAGCATTCTACCAACTGAACTACTGCTCGTTTAAACATAGCGAAAAGTATGTATCTAATTTTGCAAATTAAGTAAAATAGGAACTCTTTTATGCCATGTTTATAATTATATAACAAAAATACAATTTTGTTTTTGTTGAGACAATAGGACTTGAACCTACCTGTAACCAACTACTCTTTCTACTGCTTATCAGGCAGAGGAGATATGTCTCAATTTAATTAATCGCGAGAATTGATGCTAATATAAAATATCTTCATACTTCAATTCTTGAAAATATTGCTTTTAGCTATTTTTCAAAATCTGTATGCTTAAATTCGGTGCCATCCACACCTATCATATTATTATATATCCAAATCATGTTTTTAGCTGCATGAAGATCTCTATCTTCTTCAGCTTTACAATTTGGACATATAAATTTTCTATCATATAATTTAATATTCTAATGAATATGGCCACAATTAGTACATAATTTAGTTGTTGGAACAAATTTATTTAAAACTGTAACCTAATTACGATGTATTAATAATTTAGATTTAACTTTACCTAAAATAGAATGCTAAATCTTTTTTCCATGTTTTTTCTTCCAAGAATTAATTTGTTCATCCTAAATAATTATTTGTTCATTTTCTGATAATAATTTATGAACTAACTAATTTACATATTCATTTTTTAAATTATTTAATTTTTGATACTCTTTTTGAATTTTAATTCTAGTTTTATAATAATTGTTTGATCCTTTTTTCTAACGTTTAAGTTTTTTACTTAATTGTTTTAAGTGATCAGTTTCTTCAATATATGTATGATAACTAGAACCATCCGATAAAACAAAATTTGTTTGACATCCAAAATCAATACCAAGTTGTTTATTTTTATATGATTTAAGTTTTTCTTCTTTATTTAATAAAACTGTTAATTGAATATAATAATCATTGCATTTCTAAATTAAATGTGCATTAGCATATTCAATATTATCAAATTTATTTAACTATTTAAGGCCTGAAATTGGAAGTGGTTTTTTAACTCCTTGAATTTTAATTCTATTTTTTAAAACTAATTTATGTGTTATTCCATATTGTTTTAAATTAATAGATTTGTATTCTGATTTAAACTATAATATTCCAATTTTATGATTATTCCTTTTTGATCTAGCTAAAGATCTTATTGAATTACACATGTCTTTAATAATAGTCTATTTCATAGATGCACTTAAATAATTTAATGTATAATTAACTATCTAATTATTTTTATTATAATGTGTAATTGTTTGTATTTTAGAATCTATATTAAATAAATTTATTTTATTTTCATTAGATAAATTTAGCAAATAATTATAAAACCATTTAGCTTCAACAAAAATCATTTTTAATTGTTCTTGTTGAAGTTTATTTAACATATGTTTTTTAACTTTAAATTCAAATACTTTACATATTTGATTCTAACGTCTCAACATTGTAGCTTTATATGTTTCTGCTATTTGTTGATTTTTATCCATTTAATAAATTAATATATTTATATATTATATTTATTTAAAAAATATTTGTTTTTATACTAAAAAATAAATTCTTAGTATAATTTACTACTTGTTGTCCTCCGAGGAGTCGAACCTCGCCCCTCAGAACCAGTGAAATATAATATATTCAAATATTATATTCCGAACTCTGAGTTTTTAGTAGTATGGTTTTCTTTCCAACAAAAATCTGATGTACTACCGATATACGAGAGGACAATACAAAAATGTAACCTTTCAATTATCCACCTGGCCAGGTATGAATAATCCTTGATCTCAGAAATCTTGGTTAATTACTCCATGAATTTGGTTACTCACTGAGGCAAGTTTTGCTTATCGTCCAAGCTTTTATTACGTCCAAGTTTTTAGGATTTTAGTTTCACGGAGGCCGCGTCTTAAATCAACAATTAAAACCCGAAGAAAAATATTTTAAAAATTAGTCGCACTATCGCAGGACTATCAGCTCCCAAGCGCCAGATTAAATAAGTCAATAAACTATCTGGAGGTTCTATGTACATCTTGAACCTGTTTTTAGAGTTGTTTTTCTTCAACTGTTGGTCAGGATAGACAGGACTTACACCTGCTTCTTGCCCGCATATTCCCACTGTGTTACTATTTTGCGGTTTCCCTCATCAAAAGAGGGTGACTCGTTTCTTCATCCTTATCCTGTTAATTTTTTAAATGGCGCCGTTAGTTGAACTATGACACCATATTTTTGAGCCCTCTGCCGGCTTCGCTCCGACGACCTACGCATTACAGGTGCGTTGCTCTACTAGCTGAGCTAAGAGGGCGAATTTCAGATTTTACTTTATTCAGCTAAAGAAAATCTGAAAAAGAAATCTTAAAAAATTAATCTATGCTTTCTAATTTTATAAAGCCCGTAGTTGCAACAAACACTCCGGTGGTAAAGCTACGAGTTTTTTCAATAAGCGATAATAAATTCTGCTTAGGCAATCCCAAATAAATTGTCTTGAATTTACCCCTTATTGAAAAACCATCGTCAATGTAGTCGATTAATTTTTACTCAAATTTATGTAATTAAAAAAATATTATAATATGATAAAAGTCTTGCGTGTCTGTCAACTTTCTGGGACCATCTCGCTTTATCTTGTCCTTTATGTAGTGTATTACACTTAACTACCAACGGATTTTTTCAGTTGTATGTCCTTCAACTATAACATGCCCAACATTTGTCAAATCGTTGTTCCTACGACTCCTACTATATGTGTCGTCGGGCGTTGCACATAAATGGGTTTTTCAAGTTTTCCTTCTTGTATGAGGATAATTTGCACGATACCCCCTCATATACACTTCTGCGCCTCATTGCTTCTTAGGACTGGGGTTTTTTAAAGTTGTTTTCCTTCAACTATAAAATTGAGAGTCTAGTTCGGCGGATTAAATCCTGATTCAAATTCATCTCTCTTGGTGCCATCCAACCATATGCACTTTGTGCAGTTTTAACCTTTATAGACATCTCTGCTGCCAACTACCTCGGTGTTTTTTAAAGTTGTTTTCCTTCAACTATAGCAGTCTAAATTATGGAATTTAACCACCTACTAATGAGGGTGCACTGCCGAATGCTCATTAATATTTTCTGGGACTTATCTTTTTGTTGCCCTATTATTTAGACTATATTAAAAAATTGGGAGAGCGAACCAGCCCACGAGTTTACCTTTCTCCCACTATTTGTATTATCAATCTTCCTACTTTCAGGGAGCGACCCATTCAGACCTCAGCAATTATTGCCTGGGATAGTTAATATCAAATTGTACAAATAGAAGTTCCTCGACATTTCTAAGTTGTTTTCTTCAACTATTTGGACTACCTCTAGTATCGAAACTAGCATCTCCTTTTTCTCCGGCGACTTCCTTCATCCATGTAGTCTGTTCATTATATAGCGTCCTATATAACTACTTTGTTGATATAGCGGACTCGAACCAACTGCCACTAAGGAAACCTTTCGGTTTTACATTGCTTCCCAACCTTAGTCTTCTACCTCCGGGCGTCCCGCCCAGTGTGCTGTCCAATTTACACCAATATCATTTTTCGAACTAAACTATCATCAAGAAAGTCTGCAAACAAACTTGATTCCTTTTTAGAACGCCAGTTGCATCATGATTGCAGTCAAGTGCAACTTCCTTTTTGTTCCTCAGTAATTAATAATAGTTAATATCATCATTCTATATTCGAGCAGGAACATTACCCGAGACAGTTTTTTAACGCGTATAAGATACTGCCAAACTTATGGAATTTAAGATTAGACTGTAACGAATCCAACGTACATTTGATAACATCAGACCTTGCTTTCTGACTACCGGTATCTAATCTATTGCCATCTATCCGAGTTACGGTCTCGGTTCTACCAACCTACGTTGGTGCTTCAGCGTTTTCAGTTCAAAGCTTATAGATGTAACCTCCAGTGTTACCTGGAATTATTTTTTAACTTTCACAATACGCATCGTCTCGACGAATATTCAAAACCTAATGCACAATCTTAAGCAGTTTTGCGTTAATTTCATTTCGAACATGAACATTTTTTTGTTTTTAGAAAGGAAAGGAGGTTAAACATGTTCTAAATTGTTTCGGGTTACTCGTTAAAAATATTAAAAATATGTGCGCAACCGGCAGGATTCGAACCTGCGAACCTTTCGGGGCAGATTAGGATGATATATAAGATTCGAACTTATTTACAGCCATTATTATATCATCTTCAATTTTTTAGTGTTTTATTCACTAAACAGTCTGCTGTCGTTGGCCACTTGACTACGGTTACATAAATTCTACTTTAATAATATCATTTACATTATTTTTCGATTAAGTAGCAAACTCGTATAAGAGTCTAATTTACATCTGTCTTATACCAGATGGTGAAACAGTTGCAACTATTTCATTGGTTTTTAAAGTTGTTTCCTTCAACTATAAGTAATTTACCTTTACGGAATTTAACCGTTCTATTGGAACTTCTTAATGAAGCTTTTTATCCTCAGGCCTCCAGGACCCACCCCTTAACCGGGGGCTGCTCTTACGTTGAGCTATAGGTAAATATAGTTTTTATCAACATTGTGTTTCTGTTTAGATCTTTGTCATTTTTCCCAATTAATACCTCAATCTATGTTTCTGTTTTTTGTTGATAATAAAGTGGATGCAGTAGGATTCCAACCTACATAGCCTGTTACTTCTCCTTATCTCCCTCATTAGAGGTATAAACGACTTAGATTTTCTCCAGTAGCACATGCCATCTGCTTCACACATCCGATTATGACTCAACTCCTAATCCCTTAAGGGTAACGCTTGTTGCGTCAAAGCGTTGCAGCTTTTGTATCAATATAAACACCTTCACAGGAGAAATTATTGATACGAAATATATTTGACTTCTATTTAAATTTCTTCAAATAGAAATAATAATTTCTTTCTTTAATTCTAATCTCAATACGTCAAAGATCATTTTTAAATGTTTCTGCAAATTGCTTTGCATCTTCATTTATTATTTATATAACAGTTTTCAAAAAAGTTTATTTTCTTTTTCAAAAAAAGTTAATAAAAATTTTCAAATATCACTTTGTCATTTTTTGAATGACGGTGCAAAATTACAACTTTTTTCTTAAACTAAAAAATAGAAGTTAAATTTTGTTTTATTTTTTGAGGTTTACTCAGGATTCGAACCTGCCACCCAAATATGATTTATTGCGCGCTTATCATATAAGTTCCCAGAACTCAAGTGGAATAATAAACCTTTATTTCAATTTGTTAAAGAACACTCTTTTTTAATTTGATGATGCAAAATTACAACTTTTTTATTAAACTAAAAAATAGAAGTTAAATTTTGCTTTATTTTTTAATTAAAAAATTCCTTAAGTTTATTGCAAACCCAAGGAATTTCTTTTATATATTATGTTTCCTGATATAGGGTTTACCTCTTCAGCTAATAATTTGCATCATTATAGATTGCAGATGGTTGTTCTGTTGATGGACGTTGTTCACCAATTATATTAATCATCATATTATGTTCTCTATAGTTTTGCATTTATTAGTTTTTGTTTTATTATTTATTTTATTTATTTTTAGAAAAAAGTTTATTTTCTTTCTAATTATTTATTTTATTTATTTATTATAAAAAGTTTATTTTTCATTTTATTTATTTTACAATCCCAAAAACAATTTATATTTATTAGTTTCCTGACTCAATGAATCAATTTTAGTGTTTTGTCTAATCTTTGTATATTTAGCTAATAAAGTTTTTTCATAAGATTCTGATGATGCATAACGTTTTCCATGTTTATTAACATATTCTCCATCCATTAAATCATATTCTGTCTTTCCATTTACTAAATAATCATTCTTTAATAATTCTATATAAGGTGCAACAGAATAATTAGGGTGTTTATATTTGCCTTTTTCAGAAATTTGATCATGAGAATGCCCATCAAATGCATAAACATTAAAAACTGAATTTGTTCGTCTTGCTAAACCAGCTGTTCCAAAATGTGATTCACTTTCACCTTGTGCTAAAACAAAACAAATATCTATTGAATTATTCAAACATTCTTCAACAATAACATATCCATCTAATGAAGATTGCGATGCAACAGATTTAATATAATTATCAACCTCATTAACCAATTCTAATTTAGCAGCATTATATTTTAATGTATGTACACATGTCTGAACATATAAAGGAGAATATAATGTATTAGGAGTTTTTACATAATATGTTATTAAATATATAATTATAAAAATAATTATAACTGAAATTGATACTAAACCTGTATTTTGTAATGAAGTTTTATAATTATTTATGAAATTTTTAATATTTTCAATTAGTTTCATCATCATAAAAATTTTAGTTATTAAATTGTTTCATCATTTTCATTATTTTCATTATCAATATGATTTTCTATTTTTTCTTCAGCTTCTTCATCATAATCATCTGGAATTCTATAATCTTTAAGTTCATTCATGATTTCATAAATCTTAATTTCACTTATCGTATCTTTAAAATATGCAAGAACATCATCAATATCTCTAGCTTTATCATCAAAATGACTCTCAGAATCAAAATAATCACCAGAATTTGCACAAAATTTAAGAATAGTTAATCTTTCAATAACATAATCATAAACATCTTCTCTATTATGTTGACAATAATCATGTGAAAGTTCCCAGCCACAATACCAAAGTTTACCGTCCTCTTTCCACCTGTCATATGCAAATTGTTCCTCAGATTGATTAATTTCATTTTCAAGTCCGACAAGATAAAGTTTAATATTAAAAACTGTATTCTTAACATCTGGAACTCTACTTAAGTTTTCTTTGGTTTCTGGAGGCATTAAAGTATAAACTTTCAAAGAAAGCCTGTATTCATTATTAGTAGAAAAACCATATATTCCTTTATTTTTCTTATTATATTTGTCCATTACTTCATTGGACATTCCTTTAAAATGAACTTCATATCCCATAATTGTAAAAAATTAAAAATTTTATAAATTATATAAAATAAAATAAAAATAGTTTTAATTAGATAGAAAAATGGTGGAACTTTGTGCGGCTTCGGGCCGCTAGTTCCACCATTTGTTTTTCGTTTCGTGGCGCATCCTTAACAAACAGGACAAACACTAAAACCGTAGCAACGATCGTTGTCGTACATGTCGATATTGCCTGAAAAGAAGCCCAAGTTGCAAGCGTAGCCAGGATCGTCCAAGTAAAGACTTGAAGACCACAAGTTACAGTAAGAACCAACATCGTAGATATCAGAACCATCACGATAACCGGCTGCCGGAATAAACAACATATTTCCATTAGTTCCCGTAAACAATCTACCATTCAGTCCAGATATATCATTATAATTAGTAACCCATTGATTTGTTAATGCCTTTAATTCATTTAATTCATCTTGTGTTGGCATTCTCCAATTTCCGCCATAATTAACTGATGCGACATCATCTACTGATTCAAGAGTGTCTAAATTATCAGGATCGCCTGTTCCATTCCAGTATTCAGGTTTATTTGTTGGAATATATTTTATAAATACTTTTTGATTAGAACTAGAATAAGTTCCATTAGTATGTCTTGTATAATTAGCCCAATTATATGGGACTTTAGTTCCTTGTCCATCCCAACCAGCTTTTTCTTCTAGTTCGCCCCACATTAGATATTTTCCATACCAATCTGAAGCAATAGTTAATTGGTTTGGATTAACGCCGTACAAATACTTTGCCCATTTAGTTCCAGATGCTAAACCAAGATCAACCATTTCAATTTGTGGCCCGGCAGCTTGTCCTTCAGCAAATAAAACGCCATTACTATCTAAAGCAAGTAAAGGTCTTATAGGATTATCTTTAGCCTCCTAAATATTATTAACTTTAATTATATTTCTCATATAAACCGTTTTTTTTTTCTATTCAATATATTTATTTTTTATATTAAAAAATAAAATCATTAATCTTTAATGATTAATGATTTTATTTCACGTTTTACTAATTTTCTATTCTCATTTAATTCCTCAACTATATAATACTTTGGCATTGTGTCCATTACATATATTTTAATATCTTCAAAATGTTCATTCACTAATTTGATTCCATCTTCATCTTGTGTTGGTATTTCATGTCCGTTAAAATCATAACATATTGGTGTCTGGCTGTGAGTATGACCGACTATCTGAACCATCTTCTCGCCATCTTTATTAATTAAACTGTCTTCATTCAGAGAACGAGGCCGGCACCAAATAGGACTTGCATATATAGTATTTCCATACCAGTCACCACCGCCTTTATATGTAAACTTAAATGCTTGATGATTCATTTCATTAATAAACAAATACGAATCTTTATCATACTTGTCTCCTAAATTCTCTTTTAACCAAGTATTTGTTACCCCTGCATGAGAATATATGGTATTGTTTATTTCATCAACATAAACAAATTGAAGATGCTGTGAATAATCATTCAAAATAAGTGCATTCTTAAGTGCCATAGATGAACGATATCCGGAACATTTCTCAAACCAGTGATTATAATGAAAATCATGATTTCCAATTAACATCTTAAAATCTCCTTTTTTCAATGCAAGATGTTCACCTCGCAAATCAAGAATATCCCGATAACATTCATATATACTGTCATCAGAACCATGAAAATTATCAAAATAATCTCCAAGCATTATAATCTCATCAGGATCTTCAAGATCATAAATCCTTTTGAACCCATCCCAATGACCATGTATGTCACCTATAACTAAACGTTTCATTTATTTTACAATTCGTTCTTGTATTGTAATTTCAAAAATCTCAAGTTGTTCTCCAAATATACTTAAATTTTTAGCATCACGTGCTTCTTCAATAGTATTACATGGATCTTGATAATCTTCAAACCCCATAAACCCATACTTACTATATACAGGTTTTCTCAATTGATAGTATTTTACAGTTTTACTCATGTCTTTAATTATTAAATCTTATATATTCATTTACAATATTTAATGCATTCCCATATAAATCACCATTACGCAATACTTCTTCAACTTCATCCTTTGTTATACCGGCTCCACGTAGAACCTCCATACAAATAGAATCATTGTCATTTATTGTATTATTGGCAAATGAATTAAAACAATTCCACCAGCCTTTATCAAATTGCTTCATAATTATTCTTTAAAATTTTCAGGATATATAAACATGCCACGAATTACATCATCAACACCTTCGTCATATACTAATATGCACGGATAATGTGACGGTTTACTATCAAATTTTAAATACTCTTCATAATTTGTTCCTTTATAAAGTGTAGTGCCATTACGACATTCGATTCCATTTAATATATCACAACATTGAGAACCATATGTTCTTCCTATATAACCAATTTGATTTTCCTCACAATACGCAAAATACTCTTCGTCAGAATGTAATAGTTTCTTTTCCATAATTATTTTATTTTAATTGTTAATTCAACTTCTGTTGGCTCATTATCTTCCCATTTGACTTGGGGAAATATTTGGGGAAATCGTAAAAGTCTACCATCCCAGATTTCATTAATTTTACATGGTTTTTCAGTATAAAAAAATACCCTGCCATCTTTATCTCTTGCTACCCAAGCAGTAATAATTTTCTTTTCCATAATTCTTAATGTTTGTTAATTTCTATTTCAATATTCCAAAACAAAAACCCAATAGCAATAACAAATCGCTTTCCATGAAAATGTTTTTTATTGACATAATAATCTAACCAAATAGTTGGTAACAAATAAAATGACCAATCACCTTTATGTAGGCGTGTAAAATATGTTTTAATATTTGTTTTCATAATTAATCATCAAAAAATATAAATTGCTCAACATAATAATTTCGATCCTGTGTCAAAATAGGCATATTATAATCAATAACCCATTTAGAATATTATATTTTTATCATTTTCTGTATAATAATTTTTAATAGTTAAATAAAACATAGAAAAATATTCTATAAATTTATTTTTTAATAGTATAAACTACTGGCGTACTACACACCTTTATTCCATACTGTAATTCTGGAACTTCTTTTCTTAGAATATTTAATGCACCATTTAAATCTGCATTAATTATTCTTTTTTCTTTACTTATAAATAATCCTCTATATATTCTTTTTCCTAAATAATTTTCATGTTTACAAATTTCTTCATTATCTATGAAAGAACATTTACTAGTATAACTTTCTTCTCTTATTATAACTTTAATTCCTTCTAATTGACATTTGTATTGTAACATTTCAATTAATTTAGTATGCGGAATTTGAATAAAATTCTAGTTATTTACTTTGCCAATATTAGCCTCTTGTTTCCACCCTTTATTTAATCCTATAACCAAATTTGTTATATTGTTAGAAACTAAATAATTAACTATATATCGGCTTGATTTATGTAAATAATCATTAATTTTATTATTTCTTTTAAAATTTAATTTTTGAATTTTTTGTTTATTAAATTGTTTATTTTTTTGATGTGATTTTAATTGCGCTAATTTTTTATTATAATATTGATTTATAGATTTTAATGGTTTACCATTTATAATAATTGGTTTAATAACATTTGAACCAATTGTACATAGATTGTTTAATCCCATATCTATACTACAATATCTATTATTGTTTACATATTCTTTTTCTCTAACTTCATATAAAATTTCTATAACAATATGATTACCTTTATGAATTAATCTAGATTGTTTAATATTAGTATGTTTTATTGGTAATATAAATTCCTTTAATCCTGATAATTGCAATTTGTTTTCATTCAATAATTTATTTGATATTGCCTAATTAGTATATATTACTTCAAATCTTCCATTTTTATCTAAATACTTTGGTAGTGAAATTTTATGATTTATTTTATTTGATTTCAGTGAATTAAAAAATGATTTAAAATTTTGATCAACTTGATATATTATTTGCTAAGATACTTTTCTTGGTAATGCTATATAATCTTTTTGATTATTTTTAGTAAACTAATTTATTAATTCAAATTTATTTAGATATTGTTTAGTGTTAAAATAGTGCTATCTAATTATATATAACGCACTATTATAAAGATTTTTAGATAAAAAACATAATTTATCCAAATCTTTATAATATTGGTTTGATTGTTTTATAATATGTCTTTCAGATAGTATCATTTTTCTTTTTCTTTTTCTTCATTTATATTATTTGGTACTATAATAGTTCCTGTTGGTAATTGATATGCACCTGGAATTTTATTAGCTTTATATAAATTCCATGCAGTTTTATAACAAACCCCAAGTTCTTTAGCATACTAACTTAATTTCATTATTTCTATATATTATTTATTTTATTTATCTAAATATTTTTCTAAACTTTTCTATATTTTTCTATAAATAATTAATTAAAAATTATACCATTATTTTTAATTCTATTCTACGACTTTGCATTTTCAATTATTGCATTATAAACTTTTTCATAATTCATACATTAAAATATAATATATTATTTTTTATTAAAAATTCTTCTATAGCATTATAGTTATCAATATCTGTATATGGTTCTATAATTTTCCAATTATCATTTTTAATACAAATAGAACCATATTTTTGTATTGATGTAAGTGAATCCCAATTAATATTTTTATTTTCTAATAACATATTTTTTAATTGAGAAATATTTTTATTTTGAATTTCTTTATGGCTAAATTTTGCTTGTGCTAATGATAAAACAGAATTTCTTACACAATCCCTAATTCTCCAAAGTAAACAATTTACCACATCTTCTTTAGGAACATTAAATGCTCTACAATCAAAATATGCACCACGAACAATTGCATTCTCATATTTTTTATATTGTTCGCCGTCAACCTCTGCCATTAACGCATTATATGCAAAACACCGTGTAAAAAACATTCCTGCCATAGATGCTGCTACTGAACACATCTTTTGAACCTCATTATCAAACCATTGACTTGAATTCAAATTTTTGTAATCAACCAATACAAGAGTGATTTCATCTGATTGTGTATAACCAAATACACAACCTTGAATATTTTCACACAAATATTTCATTGTATCTTGCATAGATTTAATCATTATGTCATCAAAAGGTTTTTCAAATCCTTTGGTGAATGTATGAAAATGACATCCATCGAGTCGAAGAATAACTGGCATTCTTTGAACCAATGTAGTTTTACTTACTGCCTCATATCGCTTCATGCGATCACCAAGACTATCTTTACTTTGCTTTTTCATTGTCTTTAATATATTTGTTATGTTCTAAATCAATTGCTTTAAATGTCCAAGGTATAATTGCTTTTACCCATACCCAAATGACAAATACCAGCAAAGGCAAATCTAAAAATAAAATCCACCAAATTGCATTTTCACCTGAAAATGTTAATATGAATAATGCAGCAAAACCACAAACCAAACCAATAATCGCAATACTTTGCGTAATTATCGTAATTAAAAAACCAGTGTGTCCTTTAACCCATTTTATTATTTTTTCCATAATTTTATAATTTTTTAATATTACTTGAAATTGTTACCGTTGCTTTATATGGAACATACTCTCCATTTTCATCATATTCTGTATTATCATCAAATAAATCACAAAGATTTTTATCTAAAAATAACAATGTTGCATTTGCTCTATGATGCACATCCCATTTTACATATCCGTCATCCAATTCATAAAATGGCATATCATTTTCCCAACCAAGCATAACATCATCAATACGACGTTTTAAAACATAACACTCATATGTTGCAGTATGATTAATTTTATCCAACAAATCTCTAATATCATCCTTTTGTTTTTCAAGAATCTCTTCAACATAATCATCTGCTATATCTGCTTCATATTCAGCTGTGAATACAACTTCTGCACACATTCCATTATTTAATACAGGTAACATATTAAATAAACCGTCCCACCCTTCACAATGGGTTTCTTCAATTATTTCACAATCTTTTGGATAAAAATTAGAAAAATATGGATACCAATTTTTTGAAAACCAATCATCATATGTCATCTCTTTGTTTTCTTTCATATCAGTATACATCTTTCCATAATCTGGTTTTAACTCATATGGTGAAAGAATATAGCGAATTTTATGATTTTCATCTACATTACAACCACTATCATTATCATGGCCAAGACATTTTTCTTGACGATACAAATGCATCAAAGTTTGATTTTTTATTTTCATAATTGGTATTTATTAATGTTAATTATTAAGAAATTTTTCAATTTTATCAGATGACTCTATAAATATAAAATTACATATTGTATCAATAGCGTTATTAACCATATCCCAGCTGTTATAAGTATTTCCTGATTTTAGATAAAATATGATAAACAATATTAATGAACCAACTGTACCAACAAATAAAGTACATATGATTCCAGCAATATACCATATTGGCATACATACAATAACCAACAAACATTTTAAAAATCTAACCAAATATTTTTTCATATTATTTTAAATTATTATGGTGCAAAAATAATATTTTTTCTTTAAACTAAAAAATAGAAGTTAATCTTCGCTTGCTTCAATTTGTTTTTGAATTTTCTCTTTAACTTCTTCCCAACTAATAGGCCGGTAATTATTATTATCTACACCCACATCATACTGGGTTGGCATCAAATATCGAAGTCTATAAGTATCTTTACCAAGAATTTCTTTCACTTCTGGATCATTTATATCATTGATATTATAATGTTGTGACTGAGAATGTACATGTCCAAATAATTGCCATACTGCTTGCTCACCGCGATATGATCCGCCATAACAAAGGAATGGATAGTGATTCAAATAAACAGCGCGTCCATCAATATAAATATACATCTGAAATGCAACCGCTTCAAATTTTGAAATATATCCTTGACGCAAGTTTTTCATATCATGGTTTCCAAGAATCAAATAGATATGTCCATTCAATTTGTCAAGAACCTTATTCCAGACTTCTGAACCGCCCCATGCAAAATCACCAAGATGAAAAACAATATCATCAGGACCGACAACAGCATTCCAATTTTTAATAAGGGTTTCTGTCATTTCCTCAGCATTTTTAAATGGGCGCTTACAATATTTAATAATATTTTCATGCCAAAAATGAGAATCTGAGGTAAAGAATATTTTTACCTTAGATGAATCAAACTTTAAAATTTGTTTTTCAAAATATCGACTAACTTCACTCATATTATTATATATTTTTATAATTATCTATTGCTTTTTCTGCTTCAACACGTTGTGTATAACTACAATGATCAATAATAAGTTTGCCTTGTATATCTTGTATTTGTGGTTGATACAATTGTTCTGATCCGTATGTATATTCTGCAATTATAGCAGTAAGCACATTTTTATTAGGTGATTTATATTCTGATCCTCCTACAAATACAAGCTCATTTTTATTTAGTATTCTTTTCATATTATTTGTTTATTTTATTATTTACAATTTTAGTTTTTATACCATCTACTGCTAATTTGATAAATACAAACGGCCAGAGAAAAAACATAAGCAAACAATATAATGCAAGCAACTTTTGATCTTGCATTTTTTGTATAAATAAACTTACTAACAAAAATATTAGTGTCAATTCACAACTTATTGCTAAATATACTACTAAAACGGTTAACATAATTTTTTCAAAATTTTATTAATACATTCCTTCAGGTGCTTCAAGTGCAAGACCTTTTTCAATTAAATCACGATAATCAAAGTGGTGTTTATTGAACCAATCAAATGTTTGAAAACCTTCAAGGTTTATACCATTATCAAAGCTGCTCATTCCATATAATATAGTGCATGTAGATCTATATTCATTTTCCTCGTCTTTAGTCATATTTCTCATTGAACGAAGATACGGTTTTGGATTATCCATACAAAACTGAACAATTCCATCTTTGAACAAAACACTACCATCATATGCCATAGTATAAATTGGTAATGGGCCCCTATTTGTCTCACATTTTACACCATATGGTAATCTGCCACATAAATCTTTTATTAACAAATCTTTATCTGCTTCTGTTAACATAATATTTCAAAATTTCATTTTTAATACTCCACCAAAATCAATATCTGGTGCATTTTTCCAATCACAAAATTGTTGTGCTTTTTTCTTTGAGAAATAGCATTTCTTTAAAAACCTAAAGAAATCTGGTTCTCTCATACGTTTCCAAAGTTCGATAACATCAAAATCAGTTACGACATATTTTCCAGGTTCTTCATATTTGCCTAGTTCGTCATTAAATTCACATCGTTTATATGGATAATATACCTTCATAATTTTTAATTAATAATTTCTAATTTCCAATCTCCAGATTTAATTTTATATAAAACTGTTTCTACCAAATACCACTCATTTTTGGCATATATACTATATACCGTGACTTTAGATAGATCTGGTTTAAATGTTGCTCCATACTTGGCTTTATATTGTTTAAGCTTTTCTGAGCTATTGTCCCATATAATATTATAATTATCTGAGAGGAATTGTTTCAGCCCTTCTAAAGTTTCTTCACCGGCATAGCCAAGTTTTTTGGCCATACAGAATGAAAAGAATTTAATATGTTCAATATTCAGTTTCATAATTATGCTGGCGCAATAATCGAAAAAATTTTCTGTACAAAATCAGCAGTAATTTGAGATTGCGTTCGAACTTCACTATAACCATATGCATGCCCATCTTCCCAACCTTTATCAACACATGCTTCAGCTATTGGACGAGTAAAATCATATTCATAAGCAATCTCTTCAATAAGATTCTCACGAAATTGCTGATCTTCTTTACGGCGCTGTTCTATTACAGCGAGTCTTTCATCTAATGTCATAGTTGTTATTATTTTTAATTATAATTACATGTTGTTTGTTTTGTTGCTCCTGCAAGCATTGATGCATTGCTTCCTTTAAGCTTTATTTCTCCCATAGGTTCCCAATCACCATTGCTTCTAACGACAGTAATAAAACCTTTGGCATTGTGTTCTTTCATTGCCTTTTTAGCTGCTGGAAGACTATAAAATTCTTCACAATAGTCTTGTCCATTTGAAACTGTATAAATTCTCATAACTCTATTATTTTTAATTACAATGCAAAATTAACAAAAATAATTCAAATAAAAAAATAGAAGCTTTATTTTTAGCTTCTATTTTTTATATATTATATTAAAAATAAATTTGTTTAACCAACAAATTCACCTTCAATTCCATTAGGACTTTTAAAATGAATCTCATCTGAATTTTCATTTGTCCAAAACTTCCAACCATCATGTTCAACCGTTCCTAATGCTGGGTCCCATTCAGATGTCCACATTTCTTCATGCCAATATAAATGATCTTCTAAATTATTTTCATCCCAAATCTGTTTAGCAATATCATTTAAATTAGTTGATACCCCATATTGATCAACTTCATCAAAATCCAAAATAGTAATTCTGTCTGCCCATCCAGTATCACCTTCACTAAGTTCCAAATCAATATGATCAATATGTCCAGTAGTGTCTTCAACTTCTAATACAAATTCGATAATATCATCATCTGACAGATCCTTTACAAATGTATCAAGCATATATTGCATATTTCCAGATATTTCATTATCATATGGGTTTTCCATTAAAATATATTGTACAACTTTATGTCCAGAAATATCATCATGTCTACAAATAGTATCAACTAAAAAAAGCTTGACAATACTAGTCCATCCTTGTTGTTTTCCATCAGACGTTTCTGGCGTATGTTCAGATTTCCTAAATTCAAATGTCCAATTTTCTTCTGGGTGTTTATTCAATATTTTCTTAAACTGTGATACTAACATTTTTGTTAAATTTTTTATTATTTATCATAATTCATCATTTATTTCTTCTGGATCATAATCTTTTCGATGCTTATAGTAATCTTTAAGCCATACTTTTGCTTCTTTTCGTAATAATAAATCTAGTGTTTCTTCATCGATAGTTAAACCACAAAAATGCAATTCATCAATACACTCTTTTAAAAATATATTTTCTCCACCATCAATAATGTCTCCCATAACATCAACAAAATTTTCCATATCAGAAAAACATGATGCACACATATTATTTTTGGCAAAAACCTTAATACATGACAGCAATTTATCCATTTTCTTATCTTCTTCTAAATGTTCAAAATACATAGGACATTTTAAAGATTTACATCTTGATCTTTTCTTTTCTGCTTCTGAACAATTTATACAAGGATTATCCATAATCAATTATTCATTTTCATTAATTAAACCCATTTCAACCATCATATTATATAGATCTTTTAAATTGCACTTATAATATGCATTTTCAGTAGAACCACCATAATAATCATATTCCTCTTTGGTTTCTATCGAAACTAATGAATTATATAATTTCTTATATTGCAATAATGTAATATTCGGACATATCTCCATTAAAAGATCATCAAATTCCGTAAAGTCAGTAGGTTGCTCATCTGCACTAACCTTACCGCCATCTCCCCAGCAGTTTCCCCAGGTTCCACCAAGACACCAAGTATCACTTCGAAGTTCTTGATCATTATACCAACTTGCCTTTGCTAAAAACTTAGATTCAAAAATATTCATTTTGTGAACTTCTTTTTCAAGTAGTTCAAATTCAAATTTAGGAAAATCTTTTTGCAAGGCCTCAATATCCGGCTTTTCATAATCTGCATGTTCAATAGTAATATTTGCAAGCTTATTACGATTACGTGCCTGATCATTATGCAAACATGCCTCACGATCTTCCTTGAAATATATAAATCTGATTTTTAACTTTATATCATCTGCATATTTGGCAATTTCACGGTTTAGCGCTTCAACAACTTTGTGTTGAACATCATTAGTCAAAAACAATCCATCAATAATCCAATGATTCCAATTACAATTATGGCACATAATCCAACGCCCAAACTCATGTCCATGTATAATATCCATAATTGGGCGAGATGCACAATATTCTTTATCTGTGCAAATATACATAGCCTTCTCTTTACTACGATCAGCAAAACAAACATCAGGATGTACGCCTTGTTCCTTTGCATAATATGTCTTTCCGGATCCAGGAAGACCAACTAAGATTTCAACTAAAACAGTTTCCATATTTTTTAATGTTTAAAATTTCTAACTACATCACATAATGTATTAAATGCGTCTTCACCATATATATGAGTTTCAAACATATAATCATTAACTATGTCTTCAACATCATATTCCAGATCCAGCTCTGGATGATTCCTAAGAAATCGTTTAAAATAAAATACTGTTGTTTCCTCCATATCTTTATTATTTTAATTACAATGCAAAATTAATAAAAATATTTCAAAATAAAAAATAGAAGCTTTATTTTTAGCTTCTATTATTCAAAATAATAATTCATATTTTTACTTATATATTGTTTGTCTATAGGTTGCTTTGTATAATATCCCCATTCATATCTTGGATCATAAAAGAAATCAATTTTATCTAATAATTCTTTTGCATTAATATTTAGTAAAACATAATTTCTATCATTTCTGGGGTCTTTATTTGCATTACAAAGCATTTTTCCAATTTTTAATATTTCATTTTTATCCGCAGTTCCTTTAATTAAATGAATTTTAGGCGGGTATGAAAATATGAAATTATTAGATTTTGGTATCAAACCGTTTTGCATAATACTATTAAAATTGTAAAACGGTGTCCAATGTTTTAATAAACTACAATTTTTAATTTCTTCATTTACAACATCTTGAAACATTGGATCAAATGCTATTACCAATACATCTCTATTATTATATATAGTATTCATTTCATAAGCATATGACCAACCAAAGGCTTTCATTCCTTCAATAACAAAATTTTTATTATCAAATTTATTTAATAGTAAAACACAAGTTTCAATTTTATTTTTAGCAATTTGAGATATAACAAATCCAGGTTGTAAACCTAATTTTGACCATGCTTCATTTGTCACTTCTTTAACAGAATATGTTCTTGTTGGTTGTGGTTCATTTAATAAAAGTGATCCATTTTCTTCATTAATCATAAATGGACCACCAAAGCCTGCCATATTTGAAAGTTTTCTTAATGGCAATATATCAAAAAGTTTTAAATTATTATCTGTTAGCAAATCATCTAAATCAAAAATATAATTAATTTCATCATAATCATCATTATGATGTTCTAATGGGTATCCTTCATTTAATGATTTCTTTACTTCTTTTGAAATGGATTCCATTATTTTATTATATAATTTCTTTTTATCCATTAACCTATTATAATACAATTTTGTTATTTATTATATAAATAAAGAGAGCAAAGTTTCAAATTTTTGCTCTCTTTATTTTAATTCTTTAATCATCCAAATATATTCAGTTTCTTCTTCATCATATATTAAATCTTTAAACCCGTGTCGTTCATACCATTCATGCATAAAAGAATTATCAAGAACTTTTAACATTAAATTTTCAGCATTGTATTTTTTAGCAATTTCGGTTGCTTTTTCTAAAATATAATTTCCTCTTCCGGATTGTCTATATTTAATATCTACATATACATTAGACAGATAAAAATTTTGAGGTTCATCATTATACATATAAAGAGCAAATCTTGATATATTTTCTTCATCTGTAAAATACCAAACTTTCCCAAAATCTGTTATTTCTTCTTTAACTGTATATTCAATGTTCATAAAAAGTTAATTACATTTAAATATTTATTGTACCCCAGGAGGGACTCGAACCCTCACGTCTTGCGACACCAGATCCTTAATCTGGCCCCTATACCAATTCGGGTACTGGGGTGTATTTATTTTTTGCAGAGGAGGTGGGACTCGAACCCACGCGCCGGATTTCTCCGACCTGCCGCGTTAGCAATGCGGTCCCTTCACCGACTTGGGTACTCCTCTATTAATTGTGACCGTAGAGAGATTCTAACTCCCGATGCGGATTTCTCCAATGGCATTTGCAGTGCCATACCTTCGAACACTCGGACATACGGTCATTTAATTTTTATCATAAAGATATGTTAAATCATTACCATATTTTTCATAACAATAATTTAAAATATCTTTCATATCTTCTTTATATAAAACTTTTATATGTTCTCTTTCAACTATCGGAAGCTTTAATTTCCACTATTCAGTAATTCTACCTTTAATTTCTATAATTTCATTTTCATTTATTATAAAATCTGGATAATATCGATGTTTATTTCCTTCATTATCATAATAATCAAATACTTTATCACATCTTTTTATTGGAATATTATTATCATTACAATATAAAATATAAGCTAATTCCCAAGTACTTGCACAATACATTCCATTATACTTTCCATGTTTAGTTATTCCTGAATTTTCTCTATAGCCACCAGTTATACCATTTCTTTTTTGAGTTTGAACTATTTTAGCAATTCTTTCATCTGTTTCAGCTGTTAATCCTTTACACCAACCGACCAATTCTCCAGTTTTATACATTTTTCGTTGGCTTTCAATACCTTTATAGCAAATTTTTAATAATTGCTCTTTATCAAGATTTTTAAAATTATACTAACTAATTTTTAAATTTTTATATATTGGTGCCGGTTTTTTACCAATAGCTGCTCTATGTATATTACATCGTGAAAAATGACCATTAATTGAATTACCTTTATTTGTTTCAAAACCACATTCACATCTAAAAATTTTTAATTCTTTATTAAAATATTTTGATGAAAAATCTTTTTTCTAATATTGTTCACACCATCTTGCATGTGAATTTAAACTACTCTATGTTTTAAATCGTTTACCACAATTACATATATACTAATAATTAATTTCATTTTCCTATAAAATACTTAACTATTTTTGTTTTTCTTCCTAATATATTTTACAAGATGTTTTATGTCCACCTAATGATAATTTATTATTAAATTCTTTACCACAAATGCATTTAAAATTTTCCATTTTAATAATACTTATTTTTTATATTATATTTATTTATGGAATTATGGTAAAAATGGTGCGCTCGCTTTAATTTTAAATTGTGGGCCAGGACGGTACCGCCCCGCCTACACCATCCTCTTCAGGGATGTGCTCTACTATTTGAGCTACTGGCCCATATATTAAATCAATATTTCAATGTTCAAATTTTATTTGTAGTCCCTGTAGGATTCGAACCTACGACCCCTTGGATGTAAGCCAAGTGCTCTGACCTGCTGAGCTAAGGGACTATATTTGTGCGTCCGGCGGAACTCGAATCCGCGACCCTCTGATTAGGAGTTCATGTAAGAATCGAACTTACACTTTCCATAATGAACTCTGAGATTTTTTAGTGTTCTCGTCGCTAGAAAGTCAGATGCTCTAAAACCAACTGAGCTACGAACGCATTATTATTTCAAAGATTTTATTTATTGCATGCCGGGTAGGATTCGAACCCACGTGAGAATATTAAATTCTAATAGTTTTGGAGACTATGTGCTTCAACCAGCTTGCATACCGACATATATTATATAAAAATTAAAAGTTCCTTAATCTGTGTGATTAAAGAACTTTAAAATGTCTAATCTTAAAAATGTATAATCTCTAAAATGTATGTTCTTTAAATCACTATATCACAACTCTTCCGAGCACAAACCATTTACAGCTAGCCACCTTTTTAAGGCTGCTAAATGCAAAACTACTCATATGTTTAAAGCTCTTCATCATTGTTTTATAGTAATTTAAATTGTTATTTTAATTATTATATTTTATTTATTTATTTTGTTTCAAAAATTTTATTTTTTAATTTCGATGCAAAATTACATCTTTTTATTCAAACTAAAAAATAGAAGTTAAATTTCTCTTATTATTTATTATATTTTATTTTTGTTATTTTTGAAAAAAGTTTATTTTATTTTTCAATTTTTTCAATTTTAAATGTTTTTACCTCATATAAACTATTAACATATTCTTTATCTTTTCTTTCTTTTTCATTTTGCTGTGCAACAAAGTCTTCATGTTGTTTTACCTTTTTAAAGAAATCGCTTATTTTTCCGCCGCTTGAAGAAATCCATGTTTTTTCTAGTTCATAACCCTTAACTACAAATAAAGATTCATAACCATCTATCGGACCATTCACCCGTATTTTATATTTTTTATCCGGATCTTCCATTTTATATACATAGAAAATATAAAGCGGTGTTCTAGCCAAACTCTCACCAACCTCCATTTCAACATTACAACCGCATTCAATAAAGTCGGTTACATCGGCTTCATTTTCAAATAATATTGGAACTTTATCTTCCTTTTGAAATGTCATTCCTAAAAACTTATATTCCCAAATATATGTTATTTGATAATAAGTTGATATACGTTTATATCTATCTTGATGTCCAAATCTTTCTATTTTAGCTTCCTTTAATGTTTTCATAATAAAAATAATATTTTTAAAAATTATAAAAATAAATATAAAAAAAGTTTATAATATTTTTATGATTAATCTAAATGAAGCGTTAAAAATACGTAGAATAGGAAGCAATCCTTTTGACTTTTTTCAAATGAATAAAATACCCAATGGCACATTTGTTTCATTTGGTTATTTCAATGATCATGCTATTACATTTGGTCCAAAAACCCAGAAATTAATAAACCAGGCAAATGATGAACAACTTACTCAATATTTAAATAGCAAAGCATTAGGTTCATCTCCGGTATTTAAATCACAATTGCAATCATTTAAAGATTCTCCGAAATATATAGATGCGTTAACAGGAAAAAGAAAAACTGCCCCATTAGATTTAACTGGTGAATGTCATATTGTTAAAATTGGCAAATATACAGTAAATTGGCGTGATCCTGAACATTTAGGAAAATTCTATGCAGGATAGTCAGATGCAATGTCAAAATTACGTAATAAATACGGATTTGGAAAAAATGAGATTGATTATACTGATACAGATTGGCATAAAAATCCGGTATATGGTGGAACGTCTTTGTATCCGGCAGCGCATGGCAATGGTGGTAATGTTTATACTGACCCATATGAAGATACAGGAATTTATAAAAGTATAGTAGACCCCGATAAATTAGCTATCAGACAAATTTTAAATCCAAAAGTTAAAGGGTTGTCATCTAATTGGTTTTTTATCGATGCAGATGGAAAAGTAGAATATCTCGATAAAGATTTAATGAATTTTTTAAGATACAATTATTCTAATACCCGTGTAGCAAAGGAAATAAAAGACGAAATAGCTGATATGATGGGTGAAGAAAGAGAGTTTGTGCAAGAATTAGAAAACTTGAAAAAATCAGAATTGCATGAAAAAACGTTTTTATTAGAAAACATTATTTATATGACTGGCGTAATTAAAAAACCAAATAAAGAAAAAGAATCATTTTTATGGAGGAATGATGATATTGTTTCTAAAAATTATCCGTATTTTTCATAGCAGATTCTTGAAGATATTATCAATAAGGTTGCGATGATGGACGTAAAAGAAGTTGAAAAACTAAATGAATCTTTTTTACATAACAATAATCGACAATTATACGAAAGTATAATGGCAGCAATTGAAAAAGGGCTGCGAAAAAATATTAAAGACTTCTAAATTTAGAAGTCTTTTTAATTATTTAACAGTTTAATTCGTTCCCTAAATTCGGGTGCATATTGTTCTCTGGTTTCTCCATATAATTTGGCAAAACTACCGTCTAATATATATGTTGTTGACCAGTCATTCGGATGTCTGTTTCCGCGTCCAACTCCTTGAATAATAGCATTTGACGTTTCTGAATTATACCATTTAGGGAATAATGAAACTTTTGCTTTGACTAATTCATCACCAAGATACGGATATGGAACTTTCAATATAATAATAAATCTGCAACCATCATCAGGCAAATCAATTCCTTCAGTCAATGTCGGCCCAATCAAAACACCATTCTTAGATTTTGCAAATTTTTTCAATATATCTTGTTTTTCTTTTGAATCACTATAAATAAAAATTCTGTCTTGAACATCTTCGTCTAGCATTTTCTTTAAATCCCATGCATTTTTATAAGAACCTGTATGAATAATTCCTTTTTCATTTGCATGCTTCGGTGATTTCAAAATTTTATTTATAATTCCTGCATTTATAGTAAAACTTTCATTAATAAATTCTCTTGACATCTTATGTCCGTGAATATAATATATAGGTGATTTAGAAAAATCAAATGTTGATGGAATTCTGAACATTATTGATTTTTTATCTTCTGTATATTTTATTCCGATATTATCATCAAATGCACTATGTCCGCCAATTGTCGCAGATAGCATAACAACATACGGTGACGGTGTTAATAAAGTATCATAAACTAAATAATCTTCTTTAGCAAATTTTAATGTTATTGCAGGATTATCAGGCCATTCTAATTTATTAGTTACTTCATTTAATATTTTATTATCGGTTTTAACAATATATCTTGCACCATATGGGTGATTCGGGTCATCAATATGATTTGGTTCTTTTTTATATTCATCTGTCATCAAACGGACCATTTTAAAATATTTGTCAATATCACACATATGCGCATCCATTTTCTGGGCAAGTGTATATATTTTAAACTCTTTTCTTGATAATCTTGGTTTTTGATCCTGATTATTTTTTGCAAGTTCTTCATATAATGTTTTTAATGCTTTATAACATTGAACAGGATATGATGAAACAAATGATTGATATTCCACAAGTGCATAACAAATTGATTCTTGTTCAGATTTCGGTGTATTTAATAATTTTCTGATTGATATTTCAAAATCTGTTAAAAATTTATTAATATTAACATCCCGCATAAATTCAAAATGATCAAGTTTAAAATCTGTTTCTTTACAAAATGTTAATATTTCATTTGCATCATTAATCATATTATGCAAATCAATATAAATTGCTCTGGCTTCTTGACATAATGAAGGCACTTTATGACACTCATCACAAAATATGATTTGTCTTTCTTTAAACGGTGAATCGGAACTGTATGTTCCGTTACATATCATCATATATTCAAACCATAATTGATATGTCATTAAAGTGACTCCTGAATTTATTGCACGAATTCTTTCATGAACATATTTACATCCGGCTGCGCAATACCATTCATTTTTTATTGCCCATTCTTTATTAGCTAAACTTGTAAACGGAATCATTGCAAGGCGACATGGTGCGACAACTATATCATCATCATTTTCTTCACAAATATAATTACCGCGCATTCCTTTTATTCTCCCAAATCTTTTTAAATTATATTTGTCAATAGCTTTAGAATATTGTTCCCACAAGTATAAATCAGAACAAAGAATATATGAAGATTTTTCATAATAATCATATAAAACACCGGCCATAATGAGAACCATTATAGACTTTCCAGATCCGGTCGGTGCTTCAATAATATTAATATGATTACCAGATAAAAGAGAATATATAGTATTAACTATATATTCAAATTGGTATTCTCTGAATGAAAATAATATTAAATTATCATTAACCCATTCTTGAACTTGTTTTTCTATTTTTTCTTTAGATATTTCTTTCATATATATTTTATTAAAGAAATTACTAAAGTTTTAATCAATAAAATTCATACCTAAACATTTCTTTAAAGAATCTCTCCAATATGGAATTTCAATTCCATATGTTTCTTTAATCTTTGTTTTATCTAAAACACTATAATGTGGTCTCTCAGCCTTTGTCTGGTAATCTTTAGAATGCACAGGATACACTTTACAATCTAAATCATATAAATCCATTATCGCAACAGCAAAATCATACCAGGAACAAATTCCTTCATTTGTATAATGATAAATACCTCCTACCCATTTATCAGACATTATAATTTTACAAATAACTTCTGCTAAATCATCCGCAAAAGTCGGGGTTCCAACTTGGTCAAAAACTACATTTAATTCATCTCGCTCTTCACAAAGTTTAATCATTGTTTTGACAAAATTCTTTCCATAATTAGAATATAACCATGCAGTTCTAATTACAAGGCCATTATCACCCAATCGTTCAAATAACCTATTTTCACCTGCGCATTTTGTTTGCCCATATATATTAATAGGATTGGTTATATTATTTTCAGTATATGGTTTATATCCTTTACCGTCAAAAACATAATCTGTTGAAATATGAATCATTTTAGCACCAACTTCTGCTGCGGCTCTAGCCAAATCATCAACTGCGGCTGTATTAACTATATATGCAATATTCGGTTCGTCTTCGGCTTTGTCAACATTTGTATATGCAGCACAATTAATAATCATATTAACATTCTCTTCTTTCAATAATGTCAATATATCATCATAATTAGTAATATCAAGTTTTGTAAATCGTATAGTATCTGTATTAACATTGCCTTCGATATTGATATCAGTAAAAATAAATTTATTATTTACAACAAAATCAACTGGCATTTCTGCACGGTGATATTCTCTAATACAATTTCCTAATTGGCCATTGCAACCCGTCACTAAAATATTCATATTCAAAATTTTTATTTTTATATTTTATTTTATAACTAAAACAATATTTATTAGTAATATCTCCTTGTCAACCCATCCGGATTATCTTCGGTATTTTCATTAGTAACAATATAAATAGATATTCCAATATTATAAATAATTGTCAAAATCAAAATTATGATCCATTGCCAGGTATCAAGCATTACATTAATATATTCAAAATCTGCAAATGCTTTTCTATGCCATTTCTTTGGAACATTTTGAATTAAATATCTATTCAATTTCATTAAATCTAAATCTGCGCCATATTCCCAAAGATGGTCAATTTCAACTTCAAGATCCGGCTTGTCTTCCCATGAAAAAGCTCGTACCCATTGAATTTGATTTGCACCATTTACTGAAATACAAATACATAATTCATTTTTATTTCCACCGACAAAGTAATCTTCTTGATATGTCGATGTCTCTATCGGTGCATCTTTCCAAATCATTACATATGTTCTGAATTGATATTTTCCGCCATAATATGCATTAACATATTTAAATGAATCAATAACATATTTTGGAACATAAACTTCAGACATTATCGGACATTGATCATTCTTATATGAAAAATCCGGATAATCAAATAATCTATAGTCTTTTTTATCTTGATCTGAAACTTCAGAATAATTAAAAATAGATTTACTTTTTAAAATTTTGTTTTTATAATGATGAGAATCTGACAATGTATACATTCGATTTCTATCACCATTAAAATGACATTCATATTTGTCACCGTCAATAGTATAATAATGACGATGCATATCTATAAATCTCTTTGGTGTTCCGAATCGTTGACAAATGTAATTATATAAATCTTCTGAAATATATGTTTCATGATTAACATTATTAATCATTGTCCATTCTGCCGGGTGATAATCTACATAAGAACAATCATATGTTTCTGTATGATATTTTGCATTTCCATCACTATCTGTACCATCATATACTTCACGTGTACATGTTCTATGAACATATTCATTCCAAGGTTCATAATAACAGACTTTTGTCACATAATATCCAAGATATTCAGTATCTGTTATTCCTGTATATTTCAATGCAAAATATAAAACCAGTGTCAATAAAATACTTGGAAATACTAAAACAATATATTCCCACCATACAGTTGCATGTCTAAATCCAAAATATAGAATTAGACATGTAATAAAAGGTATTATAAAACAGAGTATTAACATTATTCCCAAGCTTTTATAGATACTGTTTTCTTATCTTCAAGAACAACAGGTGTTTCAATATCATCAGTCCACAAAGTTCTCCATCCGTCACCAACATCACCGACCTCTTGATATTTTATACGAAGTTCAACTTTGTAATCTTCTGGAAGATTTTGAAGTTGCTCAATTAACTCTTTAACTGTCATAGGTATTATTTATTGAATAGTTCAACATCATCGTCTACTCCGGTCTCCATTGTCAACTTTGTTTTAGTTGAAGAAATCACAGTATATTCAATCGGTGCTTTGTTTTTAACAAACCATGTTCCAGGATATGTCTCACAAAGTGTTTCATGTTCACGAATAATATCCAGCATTCGCTCTTGTGATTTCTGAAATTGCAATCGTTGAACTTCAATAGTTTGCATCAATTGTTTATACAAAGATGTATCAAATTCTGGATTTGCTTCTTGAATCCATTTCATAAGACTTCCATCACCTTGAGAATAACGTCCGGCAATCAAATCTGGATAAATCTCTTTAAATGCATCTTTATACTCATTAGAAACTTGTGCTTGCTGAGAAATAGTTTTCCACATAGTGTCAAACACCCCTTCAACCTTTCCTCGTTGTGCTTCAGCTTGCTTTCGTAATGAAATCTCTTGATTATTATAACTAAGATACATACTACCGCAAACAGTTAATGCAGTAACGACAAACAAAGTTACAATAAGCCATACAATTTTACTTGTGCCAGATTTGGCATCTACATTTTGATAATCTACCATATTATTTAATTTTTAAATTTTATTAATCAAATATAATCAAATACATAAATTGGTTTTCCACATTCAGGACAAATACCCATATATGTTACTGTTGAATCACGTGGATCCCATTCATATGGATAATATTTGAATTTTATCATTTTTTCACATTCAGGACAAACACCTTCAGCTTGCAAGTCCCTATTATTTGCACTTTTTATGCATTTAATAAAAATTTTTTCTGGAATTATTGTTTTCATAATTATTTTTTGTTATTGGGAATTTCAATCCACATTTTTATATCATCTATATTATAATCATAATCATCACTATCCATAATTGGATCAAGATGTGGTGTAATCTCACCGTTACAATTTTCATCAAGCAAACCACCAAATTTTACAAGTTTACTGTCTTTCATTAAACAAGCAAATACATGATATCCCCAATCATTAATTGCGTCCCATATATCATCTTCTGATTGTTTATGCCATTTAAATGTATCCATATTATTTTTGTTTCTTTGTATGATTTAACAGTTTATTAGCTTCTAAAAGACTTTCAATATTAAAATTAATAAGATTGTTTAAAAAATTGTTTTTCCAAATTTCATATTTTTTATTTTTCTCTTCCATAATACAAAATTTTATTAATATGGATATATAGGAATTACATATATCGGATCATTTTTTATTGGATAATTTATATGAGCATCATTAGGTTCAGTTGCCAAGCAAATACTCATGCAAACAACTATATATAATGCAAATATACATGTTCCTATTTCTAACCACCAAAACCACAAATTACTTTCTTTTTTAATTAGTATTAGTCCTCCAGAATAAATCAATATACCGATTAGTATAAGAATCATCATTGTTAATTGTATCATATTATTATATTTAGAGTAAATAAATACGTTTATGCCCTTCCCATACATCAAAATCATCATCTCTATAACTTCTCCAATCTATATCGGCTAAAGATATTTTTTCACCATTTTTGACATTATCAAAATCTGGTATCAATACTTCAAAGCCTGGATATTGTAGTAATTTTTCTGCTAATTCTTTTGCTTTCATTGCTTTCATAATTATATTATTTTTAATTTCTATGCAAAATTAATATTTTTTCTTTAAATAAAAAAATAGAAGCTTTATTTTTCTCCTATTTTTAATAATGATTTATAATCATCTGGCATTTCTTTAACATAAACTTTTCCAACAATTCCGCCACTGTTAATAATTTTTAATAATTCATTTTTGAAATCTTCTTCATTATCAAATTCATGCACAACATCAAATGCTCCAAGTTTCCATGGGTCTTCCATAATTCCCCAAAATGTTCCGTCTCTAAAATGGTCATCATCAGATTTCCACCATTGTTCAATACAATAAATTGTTTTCATATTTTTTCTATATTTTCTATTTCACTGTTTTCTGTCAATAACGAAATTTGCCAAGCTTTTTCAATGTCACTTAAATGACAATGCCCAATAACTTCAACCATATTTGGAAAAATCAAACCAAGTATAAATGTAAAATGTCCAACCTCTCCAAAAGTATTATACATTTCCAACCAGAATTTTTTCAATATATCTTTATGCTCATTACAATATTCATGCATCTTCTTCCAGTTTTCATTGCTATCAAACCAATTGAGATTGGATAAAAAACAGGTTTCAGCAAACCAATTATTGTAAAGATTAATAAGTTCTTTATATTCTTCATTGTCTGTTTCCAAATATGGATTTAGTTGTTCTGTTTTTGTTATCATAATTAATTTTTAATATATTTTTATATATGTACGTGTACACCCAAATAATTTATTTTTATTACATCCACAAAATATACGGGTATTTGTCAAAATTTCATTATTTTTATTTTCTTTATCTGTAATTTGTTTTAAATATTTGTCAGCTAATAATTTTATATCACAATCAGATATGTTTGTTTTAAATTTGACAGATTTTCTTTTAGCCATATTAAAATCAGTAAGACCCGATTTTTTAAATTCGAACATTATATGCGCATCACTATAACCATGTTTTATTGCATGTAATATAGCATTTTTTATATCTTCTTGAATTAGTTTAAGTCTTAATTCATTATTTGTATTTGTTAAATAACTTATTATCATAATTAAAAATCTGGGTTATTTTTATATTGTTCAAATGTTTGATGACACTTGTCTTTTTCTGATAAAATAATATCTTTAGATGAAATCCCCCAATCAATATTCAATGTTGGATCATTCCATGCAATTCCACCTTCAGATTCTTTGCAATAAAAATTATCACATTTATATTGGAATACTGCTGTTTTAGAAAGTACGACAAATGCGTGTCCCATTCCTCTTGGCAAGAAAAATTGTTTCTTATTTCTAGCGGATAATATAACTCCTACCAATTGTCCATATGTAATTGAATCTTTTCTCAAATCAACAGCAATATCAAGAACTTTTCCTTTAATTACTCTGACTAATTTTGCTTGAGAATATTCGCCTTTTTGATAATGAATTCCTCTTAATACTCCATAAGAAGATTTACTTTCATTATCTTGCACAAAATTAATAGAACCAACTTTATCATTAAATTCTTTTGCATTAAATGATTCATAAAAATATCCTCTATTATCTTTAAATAATTTTGGTTCTATGATTACTACACCTTTAATATTTGTTTCTATAACTTTCATTTATAAACTTTTTATTTTTAATTATTTTATTTTTATTTAGTCATAAAGTTTAATAAATATATTGAATTAAAATATATTTTATATTATGAATAATGATAATTTTGTAAATCTCAGAGTTCGTTGTAGATGTTGTGGCAAAGAAACACAAATATCTGTTGATTTAGATGATTTAGCAGCTTGGCAAAACGGTGATAAATTGGTTCAAGATGCATTTCCATATCTTTCAGCGCCAAAAAGAGAATTATTATTGACAAAAACATGTCCAGAATGTTGGGATAAAATGTTTGCACAATATGATGATTAATTATGTTTTTATTTGAAAATTTTACATATGATGAAAAATGGGCAGTATAGTATTATGAAAATTTTTATAATGCTTCTGAATATTTTGCTAATTATCTGAATAAAAATTATAAAGATAGTGGCAAATTTGCTGTGCGCAGATGTTGGGATAAAGATCATAATAACAATACTTATGAAATTTCATTTATTGATACTTATAAAATATTTTCAGATGGTTATGTTGATGTATTTCCATTAGAAGCACATAGGTATGCAATTAAAATGCTTCGAAATTATAGCGGTGTAGAAATTACTAGTGGTTTTAAAACAGATGAAACACGAGGCAATAATTAGAAAAATATTAAATTTACTTATACTATTGGAGATGACGAATACAGATGGAATGAAGAACATGACAATATCAATGCAGGAATGACATATGGGCTAATTCTCGATTCTAAACCGACATTAGAAACTTGGTTATATATGTTAAACGCATATCATCAAAGAAAAGTAGCAGATAGAAGATTATTCTCTAAAAAGAAGGGGTTAAAAGATCTTTGTGCCAAATATATGGTTGCTGTTAAAATGAAGTGGGATGATGCAAAAGATACTTTAATGGAAATTATTTCTGAAATATTAGCAACAGAACAATATAAAGATAAAATTCCGGGGCCATTCAAAAAATGGTTAAATGCATATGCTAATTTTATGTATGAACCAGATGAAGATATTCAAGAATTAGCTAATGATTTTAAGGATCATACTAAAAATGTTAGTAAGTAGTCTATTCCGCATAAGATAATGCATATATGTAAAACATTAGATAGTAATTCAAAAGTTAAAAAATATGAAAATCTTAGTGGGTATTGTTATGCAATTAATGTATTATTAACTAATGGATAGGCTGGCAGAATTTATATTAATAATTATACATCACATAATATAAAAGCTGAAGAAGATTTTTATACAATTTCTGTATCAACAAATACATAGCATTGTGAAAAAAGAACACACCCTGTTAAATTAAAAGAAATTGATAAAGAAATTGATTCGGCAGTCAATGCAATTTATTATGATGATCCGGAAGAACTGGGAAAAATAACAATTAAAATTTAAAACTTAATTAAAAATGTTTTTATTTGAAGAATTTAATTATAACGAAGAAGAAGCCAAAAAGATATATGGCCATGATTTTAGAGCATCATATAATTGGATAGAAGATATTTTAATGGATGAAGATTATATATCTTAGTTTAACACACCGGAAGAACGAAAGCATTTTATGTTCAGTATTAATGAAATTAGTATGCCATCTAATATACCGGCACTCCCGTTTAAAATATATGAAATTCATGAATACGGTGTAGTTGAAGAAAAAAGACTTCCATTAGACAAAGATCAAAAAGAATATATCAAAAATAAACTAAGTCTTTTAGGAGATGCTGTTCATATTATTGATGAAAATTTTAATAACGGAAAAGCAATAATGATAGCATATGATATTTCTAAAGATGCATATAGATGGAATTATGTCAAAACCAATATTGCAAATAATGAAAGAAAACATGAAGAAGCAATGAATGCTGTTGAAATTCCGGAACCGAGTCTTGAATCATGGTTATTTATGCTAGATGCATATTATAACGAGAAAAATCCCAGAATCATATTTAAAAAATTCAAAGGTAATTTAAATCAATTATTGGAATATTTGGTTATTGCATATAAATTAAATTGGCCAAAAGCTGTTTATGGTATTGATTCTGTATTATATACATGTTTCGGTGATGGAAGATTTATATCAGATAATAGAGATAAAGCAAATATTTGTAAGGATGCGGCTGCAAAATATGCAAAAACATATGAACCTGATTTAGATATTCAAGAATTAATAGATGAACATAAAAATATATATAAAGCTGACAGTAATATTCCGACTAAAGGAAAACCTGTTGCAGAATTATTAAATAGTGACCCGTATATTAAAAGTTTCAAATTTGTTAACCCTAGCAGATATACAGATGATGTATTTAATATTAATATAGATACAGCAGACGGAAAAAATGTATGGATAGTTATTCGTCAACGACAAGTGCAATATGCAGGAAGGCCATATTATTTACATGCATATGAAAAACGCGTAGAAGTTCAAAAATATGGTTAGACATATATCCAATTTGAAAATGAAATTAATAGACATATATATGTTTCTTTACTTAAAAATACATTAAAAGATTTGTTAAATGATTATTGGGAAATGCTAATGCAAGATATTAAAGATTATAGAATGAAATAAGAAAAATGAAGAGAAATTCAATTCTCTTCATTTTTTATATTGTAATATTCCTTATACCATTTTATAAATTTTGGAATTCCTTCTTTAATTGTTATTTGTGGTTTATATCCAAAATCTTTTTCTAATTTTTCAGTTGATGCATATGTTGTTACCACATCTCCAGGTTGCATTGGAAGAAATTCCTTTTTAGCTTCCTTTCCAAATGCTTTTTCTATTTCAAATATAAAATCTAATAATTTTTCTTTATGTCCACATCCTATATTATAAATCCCATAATATAAATTGTCTTCATTTATTGGTTGATCCGAATTAACAATATTTGCAATTCCATTAACAATATCGTCAACATAAGTAAAATCTCTAAACATTTCACCATTATTGAAAACTTTAATTGGTTTGTCATTTGCTATTGCATTTGCAAATAAAGTCGGTGACATATCCGGACGTCCATAAGGTCCATAAACTGTAAAGAACCTTAATCCAGTTGTATGCATTCCATATAATTTAGAATATGCATGTGCCATTAATTCATTTGATTTTTTAGAAGCTGCATATAAAGAAATTGGTCTATCAACTTTATCCTCTTCAGTAAATGGTTGTTCTTCATTCAATCCATAAACAGAAGATGATGATGCATATATTAAATGTTTAACATTATTATGCCTACATGCCTCAAGAATATTCATAAATCCGACAATGTTTGATTGAATATAATCATATGGGTGATCTATAGAATACCTGACGCCTGCTTGAGCAGCAAGATTTATAACTTTGTCAAATTCATATATTGAAAATAAATCTTCTATTGTTTGTTTGTCTGCAATGTCACCTTTAATAAATGTAACATCTTTGCAAAATCTATCTAATCTGTCTAATTTTAACTATGGATTATAATAATTATTTAAATTATCTATAATTACAATTTCATGTTCAGATTTTAATTTATTAACTAAATGAGAACCTATAAATCCTGCTCCGCCTGTTATTAATAGTTTCATAATTTTATTACTTATTTAAAATTATTTTTTATAAATTGTGATAATTGTTCTGCTAAAATATTTGTATTATTTGATAAAGGTTTAATATAAAAAATATTATTGGTTTTTGTACATTTATCTTTATAATTTGTATTAGAAAATAATATAATTTTATACTAACTTTTTATATTAAATAATTTATTAATATTTGTATTTGTAAAATTATCTATGTCATAATAAACAAAAATAATATTATTATTCTTTTTTAATCTATTAACTCTATTTATCCATTTGTTTTTTAAATATTCTAAAATATCATTTCCAATAATTTCATAATCATTTCCGGTGATTCTAATAGATTTTTGACATTTATGTAATTGTGTATAATGATGATGTATAAAATATATATGTATATAATTATCTAATAAAATTGTAGAGCATTTATCAGTATCATGATCTTTTTCAACTTCATTTTTGCTAAAATATAATTTAATATTATTAAAATCTATTTTATCAAAATTTTCTATTAAGAATATAAAATCAGACAATTTTATTAAATTCCACATAAATGGATTTTGAAATTGAATATGATTATTTTGATAATATCTAGCACCTATACAATTATTTGAAATTATATTATAGATATTATTTGTCATAATTAAATAAATTCTAATATTTTTTATATATTTCAGGGTATGCAGTTAATACAGCATGTAACCAATTATCTCGTTTTTCATATCCATTTGGGTCTTTCTAATGTGTCCATGCAACTAAGCCTTGCCACTTTGTATTATTTTTATCTATATCTATTCCCCAACCAAATGAACATTCATAAATAGGCATATCATAATATACGGTCCAAGGCTAAAACCAACACTCATCTGAAATAGGAGATGTGTTATTACGAATTTCCTAATTTTCTTTACTTAATATATCTTTTGGATAAATAGCAGATGGAATCATTGATTGCCCACACCATCGAGTTTTATTAATAAATGGTCCTGGGTCTCCTCTATTTTCTCGATATATTATTGCGCGTCCTTTATATTCATGAAATGTATATTTATTATATGTAATAATTGTATTAGGATAAAGCTTTGCCTTTTCTAAAACTGTTTCTATTAATTTTTGATCATATTCAACATCATCATCAATTAAAAATACATAATCACTATCATTTGTATATTTAAATATTTCATGACGTTTATGCACATATGTATTTTTTTCTACCCAATGAAGGAATACATTATTATTTTCATTTATAATATTTAATAATTGTTGTGGTAAATCTTTTTCTTTATTTTTAAATTCCTCTATACTTAGCCATAAATGTATTTCATTAGGTTTTATAGTTTGTTTTGTTAATAATAACTTTATAGAAATTGCAACATTATTTATTCTTTTTGGATAAGATGTCATTGAAATAATTATTCTGTTTTTTTGTAATATATTATAATTATTATCAAAATAATTTTTTATATTAACATTATTTTTATTAAAGTTTTTAATAATATATTCACGCATTAATAGTTTATTTTTATTATTTGGATTGTTTAAATTATCTATATTATTATAAATTCGTCCAACTACCTATATATTTGTCTATGTCTAAAATAATGTTTCAAACCCATGACGTTCTTTCATTATTGTTATGTCTTTCATCTATTTACTGGCATTGCTAGATATATAAAAACCATTAAACCACGTCCATTTTTTAGTTCCTGTAAATGGACAAGCTATAATATTTTTATTATCATTAAGCATTTTTAAATAATCATCATAATGATTAATAAATTCATCTTGCCATAATTCAATTACCATATTTTGCCATATATTACTATTATATGAACCCTTTGTGTGTAAATATAATACATTACAATTATTTATAGAACTAAATTGTTTTGCATAATTTATAGCAGGATATTCATATAATTCTCCAGGATAATCCTATACAATAGAAATAACATTATATTTAGTAGTTAACCATTTAAGCATATCTTTTTGTAATTGTAATCCTTTACAAGATTTTAATACACCTAATACACAAAACATTTTATCTATATTATAATTATATGGATCAAAATTAAATATTATCTAAAGTTTTTTATTATCTTTATATATAGTATTTAAAAAATCAATTTTTTTAATATTTTTTATAAATATTGGCCAAGCTGCCCTACAATTAATTCTATTCATTATACTATAACTTTCTATAGAATTTATTGATGGCATATTTATATGAAATTGTTTTCCAACATATTCCATTTCTATATTATTCAAATAATAACAATATGTCATAAAACTATCTTCATCTCCAGTTTCATATATAGGTTTATTAATCATCTATACATATGGATTACACCATTTTAAACTATCCATCGAAGAACATCCGCAATGCTAATTTTTATTTGCATTTATTTTAGCAATTGTACCAGTTAATGGTTTATTTGGAACATTATTATGTTTATCAAAAAAGGTTTTTATAAAATCTGTTGGATATACAAAATCATCATCTATACAAATAATTAAATCATTTGGGTATCGTAATAATGTTGGAATACTTTTTTTCCAAACTTTAGTATTATGTTTTACCCAATGCACTTCAATAATATCTTTATGATTATTTAAAAAATCATTAACATTATTTGGAAAATCTTTTTCTTTATTTTTAAATTCTTCTTCTGCTAAATTTATAACTATTTTGTATGGCAACATTGTATTATTTAATATATTTGTTAATACTGTAGGAATATTTCCTATTCGTTTTGACCAAGTTGTCATAGATACAATAATTCTTTCATCATTACTATAATGAACTTGCATATCATCAGATTCACATATATAATATAAATAATTATCTTTATTAATATGCACATTGTTTTGTATTTCCTATTTAACCTCTACTTTTTTCTCGTCTGCTTTCTTAGTTGGTACAGCAGGTTTAACTGGCTATGTTGTACTATAGCCATTCCATTTTATTCCATTATTTTTCGATTTTATTCCGTAATATGACGCAAGAAAACTTGAATAACTTGATGACATTGTTGTGTTTTGTTTAATTTCTTTTTTATTTTCTACTTTTTTCGGTTGTATATTTAACGGTTTACTGATATTATTTAACCGCATTTTAATTAATTCTAAACGTGTTTTATAATCATTTTTCTGCGGTACAGGAATTTTTATAGGTTCCTTTGCAGTTTCATTAAATTCTGTTAAATCTATATATTTAGTCCAATATTTTAAATCTTTATGCCATGCATGCAAACACATCGGTAATTTTCCGTCATTGTATTTACGCATAAAATAACCTTGCATGCCGGTCCCGCTTATTGAAAATCCACATGCTTGTTTAACAGACGGTTTTTTCAATGCGGATTTAAGAACCATTGTTTTACAGAAAAATAAATCTTCTCTGTCAACATAATCCCGTGAATAATCAGATGCAGTTAAACTATTGCATATGTTAATAAATTTTTCAACTCTTCGTAAACTTACTCCGCCATTTCCGACTGTTTCTATTTGAAAATGAAAAGTATTTATATCCCATGGACTTCCGATATAATCAACATTTAAATCTAAATATTCTTTAACTTTATTTTCAAATATCCATCCGTCTAACTAATATATGAAAAGATATTTATATTCATTAAAACATTTATAAAAATCAGCGGTTTCACACATAAAGCTGTATGTTTTGGTTCCTCTGAAATACTGTTTTGCACAAAATAATGTTGATAATTTAATATTATGTTTGTCTGCAATTTCAAAATATTCGTTAAGTGCCATATCGGCAGGACATATTAGACATAATTCATATTCATTTCCTATAATTTTGCATAATTGGTTCAATGACGCCTTTTCTGTTACAGTTAATGCAGATTTATAAACAGGAATTCCGAATATACATTCTTTATTTGTATTTTCCGAATTATGATTAATTTGTGCCGGCAACCATGCCATATCTTTAAATTGAATGTTTTGATTATTTGCAGTATATATATTATCTGTTATTGTTATATAATTTTCATTTTTATTAAATCTGTATTTATATGGAAACAACAATTTAAAATATGACATACGGGTTCCGATATTTTTATCAGATCCGTAATATAATGAATCACTTGAAAATTTATAGCTTGTTTTTAACCTGGAAATCAAATGTTTCTGCCTCTCAGCAAATATAGACGCATTAAATAATTTTAAATGCAATGTAATTATTGAATTTGTTTTATAATCTATATCTGTTGTATATGATAATGAATTAGGCCCGAAACTTATTTTAATTAACGGATCAAAAACAATTGCTTTATGAATATTCGTATTCGGATATGCATAATAACCTTCTGCTATATGAATAGGAGAATCATATTTAGGATTCAATTCATTATTGATGATTTCATAGTATTTAGTTTGGAATAATTGCACATTGTCTTTTTTAGCAAGAATTAATTCCGGAAGAAGATTTTCAGTCGGGAGAAGAACTTCATCAATATCACAGACCATAACATAATCTGCTTTTCCTATTGCATCTGCATAACAGAAACTTTTATATTGAGAAATTTTTTCTGGATCAAAAGTGTTTTCAGTATCAAATTCTCTGACCTCAATCCAAGAATATTGAGACAGAATTTTCAGAGAATTGTCTGTTGATCCATTATCATAAACAATAACCTTAGTTGCATACTATTTCCAGTATTCAATAACATAAGGAAGAATCTTTTCTTCATTATAGCAGAATGTATAAACCCATAATTTCAGTGGATAATTAGTTTCCATTAAATTGTTAATAAAATAATATATATTTTATTATTTATTAGAAAGATTTCTTAGAAACTATATCTTAATTTAAAAATAAATTTAAAAATAAATTTATTAACTGGAATAACTAACATTAGTTATTTTATGACAGGCTGAGAAAAAAGTTTTTTTGGATGAAAATAAATATATTGAATAGAAAAAAAAACCGGTTTATGAAACATATAATTAAAGTTAATAACATTTAGGAGGCTGTAGATAATCCTATAAGACCTTTAATTGCTGCGGATAATAATGGTAATTTATTTGCTGAAGGAAAAACACCAGTTCCAGTATTAACTGATACAATTTTTTATTATTCAGATAGTACAACAAGTACATCATCTGACCAAACAATATCCGAATCATCATATGATATAAATAAAACATTAATATCTGTTAAAATTGGAACAAAAGCAACATCTATTGGATATAATGCTTTCAACGGTTGCTTTGATTTGACCTTTGTGACAATTCCAAATAGTGTCACAAATATTGGAAACTCTGCCTTCAAGAGTTGTGGTTTGACCTCTGTGACAATTCCAAATAGTGTCACAGACATTGGAGAGGCTGCTTTCTGCGATTGTGGTGGGTTGACATCTGTGACTATTCCTAATAGCGTCACAAGCATTGGAAACTCTGCTTTCGAGAGTTGTGGTAATATGGAGGTTATGACCTTCTTATCAACAACACCTGTTAATTTAGAAGATGAAGATAGAAATGCTATTGATATATTTGGATATTATGGCCCAGAAAATCTTGAAATACATGTTCCAACAGGTTATGAACACACTTATGAAAATTATGATGCAGGTTGGGAATTATTAACACCATATATCGTTGGTTTATAACTAGTTATGGAAATTTGTATAATAAAATGAATAGTTAATGCCTAGATAAGTAATTTTAGTATCATCTTAATCTAGGTATTAACTATATTTTTACATAGTAAATATATAAAATAAAGTAATAATATAAAATAATGATTACAAAAAAATTAATTTTAGAATATCATTTAGTTGATTCATGTAATTTAAAATGTGCAGGATGTAGTCATTATTCATCATTATTAGATAAATTAACATATGTACCGTTAGAAGACATTGTTACAGATTTGTCATTATTAAAAAATAAAGTTGGTGATAATTTAACTACACTAAGATTATTAGGAGGCGAACCATTATTGCATCCTCAAATATGTGAATGTTTAACTGAAATACGAAATATATTTCCAAAAACTAATTTAGTAATTGTTACAAATGGAATTTTATTAAAGAAAATGCCAGAAGAATTCTATAATATATGTAGCAAATCAAATATACAAATTAGTATTACGGATTATGGATTATTAAATATTACAGAAATTTTAGATAAATTAAAAGATTTAAATATAAAAGCAACAGTATATCGAAATTCAAATAAAAATTTAATATGGCATTATAAGCACATTCGTTTAACTGGCGGCAAAATTGATTGTTTATCAAAATGTATATTCAAAAATATGTGTAATAATTATAGAAATGGAAAAATATATTTATGTCCACATATTGCATATATAGATTTTTTCAACAAATATTTTGGAAAAAACATTGAGTTAGATAATACTGATTATATTTCATTGGATGAAATTAACTCATTTGATGAATTAATAGAAAAAATAAATTCAGCAAAACCAAATTTCTGTTATCATTATTGCAACTATTATGATAAAACTCATCCTAAAAAAGGTGAATGGTATACAACTAAAAAGGATATTAATGAATTCTGTTTGATAAAAAATGAATAATAAAAATTAAGCAAAATCAAAATTTTGCTTAATTTTTTATAATTATATACTTATAATACATAATTTAATTATTTTATGTTTAATAATTTAGAAACTTTTAAAAATAAATATATTGAATAAAAAAAAAACGGTTTATGAAACATATAATTAAAGTTGAGGTTTTACAAAACCTCCCAGAAATAAGACCTTTACTTGCTATGGATGCAACTGGAAATTTATTTGCTGAAGGAAAAACACCAGCCCCAGTATTAACTGATACAATTTTTTATTATTCAGATAGTACAACAAGTACCTCATCAGACCAAACAATTTCTCAATCATCATATGATATAAATAAAACATTAACATCAGTTGAAATTGGAACAAAAGCAACATCTATTGGAGAGAGTGCTTTCAATAGTTGCCTCGATTTGACCTCTGTGACGATCCCGAATAGCGTCACAAGCATTGGAGATGAGGCTTTCTATAATTGTACTAATTTGACCTCAGTAACGATTCCAAATAGCGTCACAAGCATTGGAGGGGGCGCTTTCGATAATTGCAATGGGTTGACCTCTGTAACTATTCCTAACAGTGTTACAAGCATTGGAAATGGTGCTTTTTATGGTTGTGATAATATAGAGGTTGTGACATTCTTATCAACAACACCAGTTAATTTAGAAGATGAAGATAGAAATGCTATTGATATATTTGGAATTGAGTCTGGATATGGGCCATCGAGTCTTAAAATATATGTTCCATCTGGTTATGAAAGTGTTTATATTGAACATGCTGAACATGATGCAGGTTGGGAATTATTAGTACCATACATTGTACGCCCCTAATTATAATGAAAGTTTGTATTTGTACATTAATAAAAAACGAACAAGAATATCTTGAGGACTGGTTAAAATATCATATTAATCTCGGTATAGATAAGATATTCATTGTTGAGGATATTGGATCAGAATCTCACAAATCTATTATTGAAAAATATTCAGATAATGTTGAGATTCTAAATATTCCTTTTATTGAGAAAGATTTTATTGAAAATCATTATAGTTCAAATCAGTATTATTATCAAATAAAAATGTTCAAATATATTCGAGATTTAAATATATATGATTGGTGTTTTGTAATGGATATTGATGAATATATAACAATATTAGAAAATTTGTCATTAAAAGAATTTCTTTCTCAATATAATGATTATTCTGAATTAATTTTATACTGGAAAAATTATGGAGCAAATGGGCATATAGAAAAACCGGATTATTCTAAAGTTAATTCATATAGAGAATATTATACAAAAGAATGCAACTATTCTGAATTAGATAAAAAATATTCATATTTTATGAAGAAAGCTGTTAATCTTCATAAGATACCACCTACTTATAGGGTTTCACAACACATGCATTCAATGGCTACATATATAAAAACAAATTTTCAAAAAGGAATTCATACTCCATGTTTTGAACGAGCATATTTGGCGCATTATATTACAAAATCATGGGAAGAATACAAATGGAAATTCTTAGTTAGAGGCATGTGTTGTAAAAATCATAGAAAGTTGGATGATTTCTTTGAAATGAATACTGATATGCTTCCATTAAAAGATTAGTTAATAGCAGAAGCTAATAAAGAATTTAATATTAAAGAAGAACCAAAATAATGGTTCTTCTTTTTCTTTATAATAAATAATTAAAATGAAAACAATTATATAATTTAATATGCCAAAAGTTCGACAACAATTTGACATACATAGTAACGTATTAGACAAGCAAGCTGAATTAGAAAAGAAATCTAGAGTTTATTCTACAGAAAAAATTAAAGAAATAACTACAAATGTTTTAAACGGCGGCAAAGCTGATACAACTCCATTTTTTCACGGTAGTCCAGACTGGCGTGATGCCGGTGTTATATTTGACTATACAGATGAAGAACTTGAAATAATGGAAAAATGTTCTAATGATTGTATCTGGTTTGTTGAGCATTATGCAAAGTTTTTGAATAAGAAAGGAAGAACAACGGTTAAATTATATGATTTTCAAAAAGAGAATTTAAAAACATTGTCCGGTGAACATTGGGATCCAGATGAAGAAATTATTATGCCGGACAATCCAATGGTATGCTTGCTTCAGAGTAGACAAACTTCGAAATGCCTATCTGGCAACACTGATATAGACATAAACAATTTTGAAATAAATAATAAAAAGTATAATATCATTTATTTCATATGGAGAAAAATACAAAAATTTATAAAACGCGTGAATGCAAAAATTGTGGAAAAGTTTTTGAATTAACTACTCGGTATTCATATCCAAAATTTTGTTGCGACGAATGTAGACAAATATATAATGAAAAAGCTAGAAGAATTCATAATTTATTATATGCAAATGCAGCCACGAAAATTATTAATGAAAATTCAATAGAGGGAGTTGATTACATAGAATGCCCAATATGTCATGAAAAACATATATAGCTTACATTAACTCATTTTAAAAGACATGGATATAAAACACATGAATAGATTTTAAAAGATTTTCCAAATTTTAAAATGACTGCACAACGACAAATCGATAAACAACTAAGAGGTGAAAATAATCCAATGTCATCAAAAAACAAAGATGAATTAGAACGCAAACAATCATCTCCATATAGTATCGAACATTATTTAAAAATATATAATGGAGATGAAGAGAAAGCTTAGGCAGCATTATAGGAATTTTTAAATGGATTAAAAGAAAAACGCAATAATTGGAATTATGCAACAAATGAAAATTAGATTGAATATTATAAATCAATTGGATATTCAGAAGAAGATGCATCTAAAATAGTTAAAAATAAACATATTTCAAATGGAATAAATTATTATATTAAAAAATATGGAGAAGACTTAGGACAGCAAAAATATGAAGAACGTATTAAAACATGGTCTAAATCGCTAAGAGATAATTTTATTAAAAATGGTGATGGCCGTTCTGAATAGTCAAAATTTGCAAAAAATTTAATTGAATTAATTTGTATTAATTTTAATATAGATATTCCAAAGAAAGAAAAATTTATTACAGATCCAGTACTTAATAAACATTATGCATTTGATTTTGAATATAATCATAAATTAATTGAATTTAATGGAGATTATTGGCATTGTAACCCAAAATATTATAATGAAGATTTTTATAATAAATCAAAACAATTATTTGCAAAAGATGTTTGGAAATATGATGAATTAAAAAAATAGTGTGCAATAAAAAATGGATATGATGTGTTGATAATTTGGGAAGACGAATATAATGAAAATCCGTATGAAGCACTTAAAAAATGTATAGAATTTTTAAATAATGAAAATTAAATTATATGAAATATACTATAATTAGATAGAAGACCCAACCTTTTTAGATCTTCTAACTTATTATGCATATAAATTAAATGATACTAAATTATTTAAGAATAAATTAACAAATATAATTTATAAATTAGAATCTATAAAATTTGGTAAAAATCATCAAGAAAAACTTATAGAAAAACAAGATGTTCAATTTGAAATTAAATCAAAAGATTAGTATAATCATGCTACTTAGCTTTTTAGAACTAAAGCTTTTGAGATATATCATCTTGAATTAGAAAATGGATTAACTTTAGATGGTGCAGATAATCATAGAATTTATGCATCTACTAATTATATTGAATAGTGGATTTTTATTAAAGATTTAACAGAAAATCATTATGTATTAACAGAAAATGGTTGGGTTAAAGTTAAATCTGTTGTAAATACGCATCAGCTTCAATATATGTATGATATATCTGTTGAAGAATCAGATCATAGTTATTATTCTAATGGTATTTTATCTCATAATACTACAACTATTGGCGCATTTATAATGTGGTATGCAATATTTCATAATGATAGAAATATTTTTATTTGTGCAAATAAAGAAGATACAGCGACAGGAATTGTAGAAAAAGTTAAAGAATTTTTAGAGGGACTTCCATTTTTCTTAAAACCCGGTATACTTAATATTTCTGCTAATAGAATTAAATTAGAAAACGGAACATGCATTAAATGTGCGGCAGCTTCTACAACTCCTGCAACCGGCGATTCTATTCACTTGCTTTATATCGATGAGTGTGCCCTTATTCCTCAACGTGTTATTTCAGAATACTGGGCATCTGTTATTCCTACAATGTCCAGCCTTGTAAACTCATAGATTATTGTTTCTTCAACACCTCGTGGAACAACCGGAAAATTCTATGAAATTGTTGATAGTGCAATTAAAAAGACTAGTGATTGGGTTCTTAATCGTGTTGACTGGTGGCAAGTTCCTGGACATGATGAAAAATGGTTAGAAAGAGAAAGAAAGAAAATGATGGATGACGATTTGTTTGAAAGAGAATATAAATTGTCATTTGAATCTGACAGCACTAGATTAATTTCTCCAAAATCAATTCTCTTAATGAATAGAATTAAACAAGATTTTATCCATAGAGAATTCAATCATGTCCCATTAGAAATATCTAATAATATATTATGGGCCCCTGATTTTAATCCGACATATATGGATTATGAAACACTATATAGAAAATCATTCTTGTTTATTGTTGATACCGCATAGGGAATAGAACAAGCATCAGTTGAAAAAGAAGATTCTGATTATAATGTTATTAATATATTTGAAATAGAACCTCTTAGCCCAAATAGGATCAATGTAAACAGAAACGGCGGGCCTATATCTATTAAAGATTGCGTCCAATATAAACAAGTAGGTTTATATATCGATAATTTCAAAGATGAAACACAATGTGCGGAAGCAG